GTAAGTGACCAAGAGAAGGCTGACCAAATCACTGTGCAAAACTTAGAAAGACTTAAGAAAGCTGGTGATAGAGTTGCCTATCTAAAAGAAAAGATGTACTACCCACAAGAAGTGGATGACATATTCCTGAATGAAGACACCAACATCTTTGATATTGAGGCTGCTAAAAGACAGAAGAGCAGGCTATTACAACAAGAAAGAACAGGTACACCTATTATATTATTCAATGATGGAGAGAAAATAAGTCACGAGTTTACAGATAAGCTTCCTATATCTAACTTCCCTCTTAAGAATAGTGATCAGAAAGATGCTCCTGTTGTTATATATGAATTCCCAATTGATAATCCTCCTTATGGATTATATGTAGCTGGGGTCGATCCATATAGACAAGGACAATCTGCATATTCAAGTTCGTTAGGATCTGTGTATATTTATAAAAGAATGCATGACCTAACAGGTGAGAAATATCAAGATATGTTCGTAGCTTCGTATTGTGCTAGACCTGAGAAGAAGGAAACTTGGGAAGAACAAGCTAGACTTCTTATCAAGTATTACAATGCTAGAACGCTTTGTGAGAATGATGATATATCATTTATAGAATATATGAAAGCTAAAGGAGATGCTCACTATTTAGAAAAGCAACCTCAATGGCTTATGGAGATTGTTCCAAACACAACGGTTAAACGTGAGTATGGAATTCATCGTTCAAGTCAGAAGATAATTGACTATCTTCACAACTGCTTAAAGAAGTATTTGGAAGGAACGATATATAAAGAGACGAATGAAGCTGGTGAGACTGTGAGAGAAGTGTTGGGTGTGAGTAAGATCTTTGATCCTGTACTACTTGAAGAAGTTATTCAGTACAATGACTCAGGTAACTTTGACCGTATCATTGCTGCAGAATTAGCTATCGCTCAAGCACTTAAGATGGACCCTATTATGGGTAAGATTGGTGGAACTTCTGATGATAGAGTGAAAGCAATGTATGCAGGATCACCAAAGAACCCTTTATTTTCTACATCAAGAGGAATATTTAATAAAAGAAAACGTAAACTTTTTACATAATGGCAATTATACGGTATACAAAAGATGCTACAATTAGGTATGCATATTTAAATATATTTCCTGATCAGTTCAAGACTGAGAAGGAGAAGCAAGATGAGAGTTGGATTAAAAACACAATGGACTATTTTGCCAACAAATCATACGCTGAGTATGTGAAGAACAGAGACACCTTTGTCAAGAACTATGATCTTGTTAAGGGTATTTTGCGTATGGAGGATTTCTATCAAGAGCCTGTTGTAAGTAGCTTTACACAAACATTAGAAGCTAACTTAAATCTTCCTTCATATGTAAAAATGTATTCTATCATCACCACTCCTCTTAATGAGTTAGTTGGTGAGATTTCTAAAAGACCAGATGCTTTCCGTGTTAAGGCATTTGATGATGATAGTCAAGCTGAAGAACTAGAATTCAAAACTGGTATTCTACAAGAATACGTTATCAGTCAAGCTAAACAAAAGATTTTAAATCAAGCTCAGTTAAGTGGACAGGAGTTAGAAGAAGAAGATGTTCAGCAAATGACAATGGATCAGGTGAAAGATGAGCTAGATAGCTATACATCTATTGCTGAGAAATGGGCTAACCATATTCTTACTTGTCAGAAGGCAGAGTTTAATCTTAAGGAGAAATCAGAAGATGCCTTCAGAGATATGTTGATTTCAGCTAGAGAGTTCTACCATATATATGAGGACAACTCAAAGCTTGGATTTAACATTGAGGTGGCTAACCCTAAGAACACTTGGTTCTTAACCACTCCAGATAGAAAATATGTTTCAGATCCTACAGGTAGAGCACAAGGAGCTTATGCTGCTGGTATTGTACAGGTGATGGAACTATCTGAAATTATTGAGGCTATTCCAGATATTACTAAAGAAGAGATTGACCACTTACGTAGTTCTTTACAAGACTATGGTTTGATCAATGTACGTGAATCAAATCTTGGTAATCCAAATGCAACACCAGGTATTGACTCAGTACAATATGATACATATGATCCATTAGTTCTACAAACTAGAATGATCATTGAATCAGAGATGAAAGAGAATGATGATGGACTTAAAGACTTCTTAGGTCTTACATCTAATGTAAGCTCATTTGGTTATAAGTATGTTGTTGTTAGAGCCTATTGGATCTCTAAGAAAAAGATTGGTAAACTAATCTACTTAGATGAGATGGGTAATGAGCAATCTATGCTTGTTGATGAAAACTATAAGAGTAAGACAATCCCTACAGAAGTTTCTCTAGAATGGGGTTGGATTAACCAATGGTATCAGGGTATTAAGATTGGTCCAGACATCTACCACATCAAACCTTACAAATTATTAAGTTATTGTCCTATCATTGGATTGGTTCATGAGGTTAAGAATACAGAAGCTAAAAGCTTAGTAGACTTAATGAAACCATTCCAAGTGTTATATAATGTATGTATGAACCAGCTTTACACACTTCTTGAGAAGGAAGTTGGTAAGGTGTATCTAACATCCATCAGACATATTCCTGTTCCTAAGGACGGTGATGCTCAAGATGCTTTAGATATATGGGAACTAGAAGCTCGTAACAGAGGGGTTGTATTTATTGATGATTCTCCAGAGAACTTAAAAGGTCAGTCTAGCTTTAACCAGTTTAGAGATATTGACCTCACACGTACGCAGGAGATTCAATCTCGTTACACATTAGCTATGCAACTTAAGCAAGAGTGTTGGGAACTGATAGGTATGTCTAAACAAAGACTTGGATCTGTATCAGCTAGCGAAAGTGCTACAGGTACAAACGCAGCTCTTACTCAATCTTATTCTCAAACAGAACCTTTGTTTGTAGCTCATGAATATGTTCTTGGTCAATTGTACCAAGCTATCATTGATGCTGCTTTATATGTAGAATCTAGCAAACCACAATCCACCCTATCATACATTACATCTGATGGAGAGTCTGCTTTCGTACAGGTGAATGGATCTGATCTCAGATTCCGTGATCTTAAGGTGTTCTTAACCAATCGTCCTGAAGATCAGAAAATGTTTAACGAATTACGTGGATTGTCTCAAGCTGTTATACAAAACGGTGGTTCATTACATGACATCATTGAACTTTACAGCACCAACTCTGTACGTCAGATGAAAAAGGTGTTTAAGAGTCTTAAAGATAAGCAAGATGCTATGCAACAACAACAGTTGGATATGCAACAGCAACAACAAGAGCAACAACAAGAGCAAGCTATGGCTCAACTCCAACAGGCTCAAGCATCTCAAGAGAGACAATTGGCTAATGATAACTACCAAGCTGAGCTTGATAGAATCAATAAGAAAGAGATTGCACTTATTGCTGCTGAATCAAAAGCAGGTTCATTGGCTGATGTAGATGAATCTGGAACTCCTGATGTATTGGAAATCAGCAGGTTAGCATTCGAGCAATCAAAAGCTACTAAAGATTATGAAGCAAAGATGAATGATATTCAATCTAAGAATACATTAGCTGCTCAGAAACTACAAGTTGAAAGAGAAAAACTAAAAGTGGCTAGAGAGAACCAAGCAAATGATTTAGCTATTGCTAAAGAGAATGCTAAGAACAGAGCGAGTAAGAAAACTAAGTAATTATGTATTGTTGTCAAGGGGGTAATCAAATACAAGATATCAGATGTAAAAACATTCCTGTTAGAAGTATTTGATGCCCAAGATGCAATAGCTGACATGTCACAAAGTGTCATAAAAAACGTAATCATGTCTATGTCTCTGGAAGAATGTACGGATGCAGAACTTGATAACACATTAACTAAGAAGGTGAGGGTTGAAGCTAGGAAATGGGGTGTTGAGATTCAACAAGTTACGCTCACTGACCTAGCCCCAATCAAGAGCTTTAGATTAATAAATGACACAATTACAAACAATCTTGATTAGAGTGAATTACATTAATGCTATATTATCGTGAATAATGGGCCTTATAGTGCACTACCTCTTTGGTATTAATTTATAATAATATACTTTTACATCTGAAAACCAATAATAAAATAAACTACATATGGCTGAAAATCTAGACAACCCGTCAATGGGAAACTTTAGTATTCAAGATACTATGGAAATGGGCATGGGAAACCAAGAGCTTTTAAGTGACTTATTTGCTCCTGAGACTTCTACTACCAATCCTGATGATATCCAAGATATTAAAGATGAACCTGCTCCTGCACCTAAACCTGCAAAGAAGACACCAGCTCCTGCTGCTGCTTCAGAAGAGAATGATGAGGAAAATAAAGAAGATAATAAAAAATCTTTACAGGACTTTTTACTAGGTGGAGATGATGAAGAGGATGATGATGAAGATGATTCTCCTGCTCCAACTCCCAAAGCAAAAGCTCCTGCAGATACAGAAGATGATAATGAAACAGAAGGTGATGAACCATCTAGTCCATTTACATCTCTATCTAGAGACCTTTTCAAACTTGGTGTATTCACCAACGATGAAGATGATGAAGAAGTTAATATCTCAACTCCTGAGGAATTCCTTGAGCGTTTCCAAGCTGAAAAGAAGAAAGGAGCTATTGAGGTGGTAAACAACTTCATTGGTCAATTTGGAGAAGATTATCAACAAGCATTTGATGCCATATTTGTAAAAGGAGTAGATCCAAAAGAGTATTTCGGTACTTATAATAATATAAAGAGTTTTGCTGAGATGGACTTAGCAGACGAATCTAACCAAGTTGCAGTAATTAAACAAGCACTCTCTGATCAAGGATTTGATCCTGAGGATGTTACAACAGAAGTTGAAAGACTTAAGAATTACGGTGATTTGGAAACTGTTGCTACTAAACACCACAAAGTGTTGGTTAAGAAAGAAGCAGCAAAGCTCCAACAAATGGAGCAAGAAAACGAAAGAAGATTACAACAGCAAGCTGCTGTTAAACAGCAATACTATCAAAACGTTCAGTCGGTATTACAAGAAAAACTAAAAACAAAAGAGTTTGACGGTATTCCTCTGAACCCTAAATTGGCTGGTGAACTACAAGATTTCCTGTTAGTAGATAAGTATAAGACAGCATCTGGTGAGACTCTCACAGATTTTGATCGCACTATTCTAGAACTTAAGCGTCCAGAAAACCATGCAACAAAGGTTAAGATTGGACTTTTATTAAAGATTTTAGAAAAGGATCCTACATTATCTACAATACAAAAGACTGGTATCACCAAGAAGTCAAATGAATTGTTTGGTGAAGTTGCTAGACAAGTTAGCAAAAGTTCTACAAAAACAGGAAATAAGCCCAAGCCTACAACTTCATGGTTTCAATAAACAATTTATAAACATTAATTAAAAAAATAACAAAATGGCAATTCAAACAATTCCAGGTTTAACTGGCTTTACGTATGCTCGTGTTGCTTCTATGGACAAGCGTGCAGTAGGTAAGTTGACAGATGCAAACCACTTGGAGAGTTTTCACTCGACTGAGCCAGCAGATTATGATAAGAAGATTATCAGTTTGTACACTCAGAGTTCTCTTTACAGTAACGATTTCTTGGATATGATTAACAAGAGCACTCCTTACTATATCGATAACAACAGTGATGCTTGGAAGTGGCAAGTACAAGTTCCTTACAAATTCCCTAAAATCATTGATATTCCTGATAGCACTCTAGCTCTAGATAAGCCAGGTATCGATGGTCAAGAGTTTTCTCTTGTAATTGACACTAATGAGTTCTCTAAGAATGCAATTGTTTCTGTAGGTACTCGTCAGTATGGTCCTCGTTTCTACGTGATCAAAGATCCTATTCCTTGGAATATGGGCTTTTTGTACACCTTCACTCTTGTGACTGACAACCCTCAAGTAGATTACGTAAGTTCTACTTTCTTACAGACTGGTATTGAACTTGAATTAGTTGATGCTGCTATCGGTGAATTCGATCAAGACTTATTAGGTCTTCCTCGTTTAGGTGAGCAAATCACTATGTTTGAATCTTTAGGTTCTGCATATGGTTATGAGCACAAGATCACTGAGTGGGCTGATGACAAAATGATGCGTGATGCTTCTGGTAAGCCTCTTGACATCTTAGTATATGCTCCACAAAGACGTAACCAATTACCTTTAACTCGTAACGATGTTAAATGGGAACCATTTATTGAGTTCTGGATGCGTAAGTCTATGTTAGAATTAAAAGTTAAGCGTATGATCTGGGCTAAGCCTGGTACCGTGAAGACTAATGGTTCTAAGCAAGAATTAAAGCGTACATCTGCTGGTGTATACCACAGAATGCGTAATAACGGTAACTTAGTACAATACAACCGTGGTGAGTTCACTGCAAACTTGATTCGTTCAGTGTTTGGTGACTTATTCTACAGACGTGTTGATGTTAAGGATCGTAGAGTTAAAATGTACACTAACGAAGCTGGTTTCGATGTGTTCCAACAAGCTCTTAAAAATGATGCACTTAATTCTGGTTTAACTTTCATGGCTGATTCTGGTAATCGCTACATGCAAGGAGAAGGTCAACACATCACTTACAACTTTGCATTCGATGCAATGGTTACACGTGAAACAGGTCGTGTTGAACTAATTCACTTAAAAGAATTAGACCTTCCTCAAACTAACTTAGAATTCGGTCAGAACAAAAAATCTACTCCTGTATTCATGGTGTTTGATGTATCTCCAATGAGCGATGGTTCAATGGTAAACAACATCCGTGAAGTACGTATGAAGGGTGCTCCTTCAATGACTTGGGGTTATATCGATGGAACTCGTCACCACTTAGGTTTTGCTAAGTCTCAAGGTATGAGTTCTGCGAACAAATTCCCTGGTTATGAGATTTGGATGAAAGACCGTTGTGATGTATTCATTGAAGATTTATCACGTACAGTATTAATCGAAGAAATACCACAATTCTAATCTAACGATTAGGCATAACCTACCGAGAAGAATTCCCCCCCACTACTCCACGTGGGGGAGTCTTCTCACACAGATGGATGGGTACAGATCACATGTCTGTATCGCACTCTCTTCGCTGAGAACCCATCTGCAAAAATAAACCAAACAAAAAACAACTACATATGGGTAAGATAGGAAAAATCTCTACTATTAAGAAAGATTACAACAACTCTCAGTTGCAAACCATGCAAGGTGGTCTTGCACAAAAAGGTTTAACCAGGATCCCTGGAACAGGTGTATTTAAGTATCCTTACAAGGAACTTGATGGTCAGTACAGAACTGGATTAGATCCAAATGCTTCATACATCCGTAGGATGGGTGATAGTCTTGAAAGAGAAATGGAAGTTGAAAGAGTTACAGCACTTAAAAAGAAGCTTGAAACTGCTTTAGGTGATGTTGATTTAAGTCCTCGTTCTAGTTTCTGGAACTATGGATTGTCTACATCTACAGATGATACATTACATGTACAAGCAGTTAAGTTAATGGATGGTGATAACTACTTTGACTTTACTAATCCTTTTCAGGAGTTAGCATTTGCTTGGTTGAGAGTTCATCCAACAATTGCCTCTAGCTATCAGGCTTGGGAGCGTGGTGAAGTTCCTGCAGATACACAATTTTATGTTGCTGATGATGAAATTGAAAATGCAGTGATATTCAAGAAGAAACAATTGATCAACAAGGCTATTGTCAAGTTTGATGCAATGAGTCCTGAGAAGAAACGCAAAGTAGCAAGATTGTTAGGATTACCTGTTACAGAAGACACTAAAGAAGAATCTGTATACAACCAGGTAGATAACCTATTAAAACAAACAGAATTCAAGAATGGCAAACATGCTGGTTTAAACCCTGTAGAGGTGTTCACCAGATTTGCAGATATGAAGGAAAACTTACTCCATATTAAAGACTTGGTTAAGCAAGCTATTGCTCACTCAGTATATCGTTTAAAACCTAATGGTAAAGTGTACGAAGGTGAATTTGAGATTGCTAAGGATGAAGATGATTTAGTTAAATTCCTTGCTGATGAAGATAACCAAGACGAATTATTAACCTTGGAAGGAAAATTAAAAACTAAGAAAATAGCTTCTGTATGATACCTGTAGATAGTTTATTATATAAAATTGACCAGAAACTAAATAAACTATCGACTAACGAGCATCAACAAATCCAATTGGAAGATAAGATTTTAGCCTTGAATGAGGCTCAGATCAAGTTGATTAAACAGAAGGTTGACGGTCAAAACACAGTTTCTGGTTTAGGTCTTGATGCTTTTAAGAAGCGTTATGAAGACTTACAAAATCTGGTTGTAGATTACAATAAACAACCTCTTGACTTAACAATCAAGAATGCTGAATTAAATCAATGGTCGGCTGGACTAAATCAACTCACTCCAAAGTACATGTTCTATATAGATAGTTATGTAATTGCGGATAAGGGTTTGTGTAAAGATAGACAAATATGGATTAATAGAGACTTGGCTAAGCATAGCGATTTGCAATTTTGCTTAAACAATACCCATTACAAACCATCGTTTGAATATCAAGAAACGTTCAACCTACTAACTTCTGATGAGATTTCTATATTTACTGACGGTACATTCACACCTAAGAAAATATACGTATCATATATGAGATATCCAGTGTATATCAATAAAACTGGATATGTTATGTTAGATGGGCAAAATTCTTATGACGCTGATTGCGAACTAGAAACATACCTGGAAGATGAGTTGTTAGACTTAACAGTTCAAAACCTAGCGATGTATACAGAGAATCAATCTGCAGTTCAAAGTGCTCAATTTAGGATTCAGACAAACGAATAGTTATTTTCACAATTTAAATAAAACAAAATGGCTGATTTTTCATTAACTACGCTCTTCGTAGTACCAGTAGGAAACTCTCTACCTAGTCCTGGTACTTCTACGCAAAACTTGACCGCAGGTCAGTTTGGCATCTTTAGAAGCGATTACTCTGTAGCTACTGCAGGTAACATTGCTGCTAAACCGTATTTCTATTTGGCTCAAGGTAGAGTTAACACTTATTTACAAGGTTCTAAGCGTTCTGATAAGATTGCTTCTGCCCAAGTTAGTGAGTGGTATAAAGTGGTTGGTAACCCAGTGGCTGCTAACCAAGTAACTCAAGTTGGTAACTTCAACGTTAAAGCTGGTGATGTTGTAACATTCACATTACGTGCTCATTCTTCTTACATTGACACATTGTATTTCAACGGTTTCACCCGTTCTATTACAGTTGTTGCTCCTTGTTTAGAGTGTGGTGGCGATCCATGTGCAGATGTTGATGTTCCTGCTTTCATTGATCAAGCTATCTTAAAGTTTGAACAAGAAGCTCCAGGTAACAACCCTGACAACATTAGCTTCAACACTTTCTATCAATTCCAAAGAGTTGGTAACGATCAGAACGCTAAGTTAGTTATCTCTGGTAAACCATTAACTAAGTATGGTCAACCATGTGATGTTGCTGCATTCCCTTGGGAATACGATCGTATGTACTTCCGTACTTTCGTATACAGTGGACCAGCTACAACTGCTGACTTCATCGTTGCTGACAATTGTAACATCGTTGCTGAGGCTGTAGTTACTCAACGTGCTTCTTATGTATCTGGTACTTCAGATGAGATCAAGCAATTAGAGAAAAACTTCTATAGCTACCAAGCTGGTTACCTTAAGCATTTGTACAGAATGGTTGGTTACAACGAGAACTTTGAGTCTTGGGTAACTGATGGTACTACTTATGACACTTATTACATTAAGTTCAATGAGTATGACAAATCTGCTTACAAGTGGGGTGATTACATCATCGAAGATAGCACTGTAATCCTTGCTATTCCTAGTGGTGCAACTGCTGCAATCGAGGCAATCTTAGTTGCTGGTTTAGGTCCTGTTACTGATGATAGCGGTCCTATCACAAGTACTACTTCTACTACAACTACTGTTTGGCCTAGTACTTCAACAACAACTACTTTGATTCCTTAATAGAATACAAGTAGAATCATATAACCTATGCCAGAGGGTGAGAGGATATTTCTCAAGTCCTCTGGCATATTTATTTTAAAGACATGACCTTAGATATACTGGTAATACCAACTTATAATACATTAACATTAGGTGTGGCTGATGCATCAACTTATGATACAGATCCTCCCGTTGTTTCTTCTCCAACCATTGAAATAACAATGCCTGGGTTTGTACCTGTATCTCTACCATTTAACGTTAATGACTTTAATATATTTAATTCAGCGTCCTTAGGACTTAGTGTTGTGGGAGATCCATTGATTCCTCTACCTGATGGAATCTATACATTAACATACTCTGTTGCACCTGCATACCAGAACTTTGTTACCAAAACCATCATTCGTGTTGAACAGTTACAAGAGAAATTTGATAATGCTTTTATGAAGCTTGATATGATGGAATGTGATCTTGCTATCAAGACACAAGCTAAGGTGGATTTAAATAGTATATACTACATGATTCAGGGTTCTATTGCTGCAGCTAATAACTGTGCTGTAGACACTTCTAATAAATTGTATGTACAAGCAAACAAAATGCTTAATAATTTTATTAAAACCAATTGTGGTTGTTCAGGAAATAACTACATAATTAATTTTCACTAATATGGCAAACTGTAGAGAATGTGGCCTAAAGGTAGGCTGCGGTTGTCAATTAATTAATGGCTTATGTTCAGCATGTAATTATAAGCTGAAGCAAGCAACTCAAAGAATAAAAAATGTTATTACCAAGGCTTACAAACTGTGTTGATTGTGCAACTATCCCTGTACTATTAGCTGATATTGATTGCAAGTTAACAGACTTGGCAAATAATCAATATAATAATATCGTATTCTCTTTAAATTATCCTGTACCAGGAGTTGTAATTGGTGACTTACTAAACTATAAAAGGATCTTAACTTACAAGTTTTGTAATCCTGATTACTGTAGTCAATTTACTGTAAAGATGATAGCGAGTAAAGTAAAACTTTTAATTCATAAATAATTTATAAAATGTCTTGTACAAATTGTTATAACGGTTGTGTAGAGATTGTTTCTGATAAATGTGTTAGATATACAGGAGACCCTATTCCTTCCTTAGGAATAGATACTGGTGATAACCTTCTTGTTGTAGAGCAAGCTCTTATTAATAAAGTGATTAGTTTTCTAGATGGAACAGGAATTTCTATTACTATAGATCCAGATGATTATTGTAATCTAGTTACAAAATATCTTCCTCCTTGTTTTCCTGATTGTGGAAATCCTTCTGCTTTAGATTTATTTACAGCTTTAGTAAAAGCTGCGTGTGATTTACAGGTACAAGTTGATGCTGTAGAAGCTGATATTGCTGTATTGAACGCAAACTATGATGTAGATTGTCTTACAGGTGTAACAGCCTCTTCTGACACTCATGCTATTGTTCAAGCTGTTATTACAAAGCTTTGTGATTTAGGTGTAGACCTAGCTGCATTAGCTCTTGATTTAGATACTAACTATGTAAAGCTTTCTGATTTAAACACTTTAATTCAAGCTTACTTAGACAGTCTTGCTCCTACACAGAACTATACAAAGATGATTCCTTATACAGCTGTAGAATACTACGGTCCATTAAGTTACTTTGATATCACTGGAGCAGGTATTGCCGCTGATGGGTTTGACAAAATCTACCTATGTAATGGCTTAAATGGAACTCCTGATAAAAGAGGACGTGTTCCTGTAGGTGCTATTGTTGGTATGGGTGGTGGTGCTCTAGATGCTGCTGTTAATCCTATTAACGTTGGTAATCCTAACTATGCTCTTGGAGATGGTGGTGGTGCTAACACTGTAATATTAAACAGCACACAAATCCCTGCACACTCACATCCTGTTACAGTTACTGACCCTGGTCACACTCATGCTCCTGGTAGCTCTATCTTTAGAGGTAACAGAACTACAGATGACTCTGGTGGAACACAATGTGTTGCTACACAATTATCAAACCCAAATATACCAGTACTCACTGGTCCTCAGTATACAACAAGTTCCACTACAGGTATAAATGTAACTGTTGGTAATACAGGTGGTGGATTAGGTCATGCTAACATTCAGCCTGTACGTGCGTGCTACTATATCATGTACATTCCTTAATCGATTAAACTAAACTATAATGGCTTGCGTACCTGGTACCCCTTGCTTTGAAAATACGGTAAATGCCTATTACCCTAAACCATGTGATAATGGTTGGGTTGTGGACACTTACCCTATTCCAACATCATATAGTCAATATGATGGTCCCAATCTTCCTAATTCAGGAGTTAACAATAAAGATAACTTAAACGTTGTATTACAAAAGTTAGATAATAAATTAAGTGCTTCAGAGATAGCTGATGCATTGTTTGCAGCTATTATAAATGATCCATCTGTGGCTGTAGCATTCTGTACACTTGTAAATCAATGTGTTAGTGCTCCTACAACTACAACAACAACTACAATCCCTTAATAAACCACAATATGACAGTATTAATTACATTAACAACAGCAGGTTCTTCAACAGGACCATTCAGTCTATATTCAGATGCAAACTCATATTCTACACCATTTGAAACAGGTGTAGCAAAATCTAGTTTGTTGGCTGGATACACATCTACATTGGTTCCTAATGGAACAACAATCATTCGTGTTATGTCTACAGGAACCTGTACAAACTATACAGATATATCTGTAGTACCATGTACTACAACCACAACTACCACAGTTCCTCCAACCACAACCACAACCACCACATCTTCAAGCCCAGTGATGTATACAATTAATTCAGGAGCATCTGGTACTTCTGGTGAGGCTTGTGGTCAATCCCCAACAATATCAGTATGGGCTCAACCTGGATATACTGTACCATTTGTTACAATGTTTTTATATGATAGCCCAAGTTTAACAAATCCATTCATTGGTTCAACAGGTTGGCGAAAATTAATTGGACCATCAGGTACATATGCTGTTGAAATCACTACAGCTGGTGAGATTACAAATTATGTAACTTGCCCATAAAATATCAAAAACCTTGTTTTGTTGGTTTTACAAGGTATCCCCTGGCCTTTCTAGGCTGGGGGTTTTTGTTTAAACTCTAATCAAATTGATTAATGTATATAATTAAATTGGTTAATTAAATTTTGTAAATGTCAAAATTAGTTCGTACCTTTACACCAATTTTAACTAAATTAAACCATATATGCCTGAAAATCAATCCTTGCTAGAACAGCTAGAAGAGATTCTACACTGGAAAAAGAGTAAAAAATTCTATGCTGATAAGCTTGGAATTACAGAGTTTGAGGTTGACGAGTTATTAAAAGAATTAAGAAATCAAGAGAAGAGTGAGGAAGATGCTGAGGTTGGAAATTACATTGCTGAACTAGAGAATGTAATAGTTAAGTTTACAGAGGACATTAGTAAGGGTGTTGGTGAGGTGGTAGCTAATTTTAGCGAAGAGGTTAAGAGCTTAGATGAACTAATTGAGAAGTGTCACATAGACACAGATAAATGGGAAATAACTAAATATGTACAGAACTTCTGGGGGAATGGTGGAAATCCCCATTGGCAGGTTAAAGCCTGGCTAGCAAAGAAGTCTGCAGAGCAACTGTTTCAAGATAGCTTTGTGGACTTTTTAGCTTCATATCAGCCTGTTAGTCAGGAAGTTATGAGTCCTAAGTTCACTCCAGAGAAGCCAAATGGTATGCTAGTTATTAACAAACAAGACTCTCATTTAAACAAATGGGATGTAGATGGTAATAACAACATAGTAGATAGATTAGCTAACATTATGTATAAGGTGGAAGTGATTGCTGCACAAGCTCAACTTTCAAACAACCTAGAAGAAATCACATACATTATTGGCTCAGATGAGTTTAATAGTGAATACACCAATGCAACTACAAAAGGAACCCCTCAACAGAATACACATACATATCAAACTTCATTTGAGTATATATGTAACCATGAGGTGTTAATGATTACAATGTTATTACAATACGCTAAACATGTTAATGTGGTGTATGTAGCTGGTAATCATGATGAGTTTGTAGGATGGCATATGGTTAACTGGTTACAAACGTATTTTAGAAATACAGACAGACTTACAATTGACAGCTCTCCTAAGTATAGAAAGTATGTAAGTTATGGCAATTCAGCATTAATGTTCAATCATGGAGATGCGATTAAGCCAGCTAAACTTGCAGGACTGTTCCCAATAGAATATAGAGACCAATGGTCATTCCATAATAACTTCTATATATTCACAGGAGATAAGCACCATGAAGTGAGTCATGATTTTAACGGTATTAAATTTTACCAAATTCCAGCTTTCTCAAATGCTAAGAGCCTTTGGGATGATAAGAATGGTCACGTGATGTCTAAAGCTGAGGTGACAGCATTCCTAATCGATCAAGCTGAGGGAATGACAAATATATTCAAACAGTATTTATAATGGCAACTTTAAGGAAATTAGTTTCAGATGTGCGTGCAATGCACAAATTGTTATCAACAGATAACTTAATCACTGATAGAGTGGTTGCATCTGAGATTAAGAACAACACACTTTTATTAGTAAAACGTGAGACAAATCTCAGAAAGCTTTGGGCTACTGATACTTTGTTTACTACCATTCCTTGTTTGGAATTGGTAGAAGTTCCTATTTCTGAATGTTGTGATTTTGTGGATCCTTGTACCGTTGCTAGAACAAAATTTAAACTTCCTCGTATCTGCGAGGGTAATTATCAATACCTCATTCAAGGTGTTTATTCAATAAACGCTATGAGTGGGCAAGGCAAAAAGTTGAAAGAGATTACTATCAATAGATATTTAAATCTCTTAAAACTTCCAATCATCAAGAATGAACAATACTATTGGATTTCAAATGGTTATTTATATGTAAATAATCCTTTGTTACAAGCCATTAGAATTGCTGCTTTCTTTGAAGAAGATGTTCCTAATGAGATCATGTTTGCTGAGTGTTGCTGCAGTGATAATATTAATCTAGAAGAGTATTGTAAAAATCCTCTAGATAAAGAATATGGCTGCCCTGGTTATTTAGAAAAGCAAGTGCTAGAACTGACATCTCAAAAGCTGTTATCAACCTACTTCAGATTGAAGACAGATCAAACATCAGATGGGGTGGATGGTCAAGCACCAAACACAACCAATGCAAACTAATGCGAACAAAAGTTGATTGGAGAAGCTCCAGTAAAGAAAACTACAATAATTTCTGTAAAAAGAACCCTTCCGTAAAAATCTCATTTGACCAATGGAGAAACATTATCTATTTGTACAATGAGAGCTTCAAGAACTATATTCTAGAAACTGGAGAGAAAGCAAAACTTCCTTTTGGATTTGGTGACTTCTCAATCAATAAGAAGAAGAGGAAGAAGATGAAACTAATTGATGGTAAGGAATATGTTAACCTACCAGTTGATTGGAAAAGATCTAAAGAGAAGGGTAAAATAATCTACAACTTTAACTACCACACCGAAGGATATTTCTTTGGATGGATGTGGTTTAGAGAATCAGCCAGATTCAAGAACATGAAACTCTGGTACTTCAAACCATCTCGTACAACCTCTAGGTTGTTATCTCACTACCTAAAAACCAACGATCAATATCAACATATTTATCGTGAATGGAAAAAATAAAATAAATGTCATATTACTACAAGTATAACTTCATCTCCCCTGAGCCTGTCTATGCGACTGTGAAAGAAGAGTTTAAAAGCTACTTCGATACAGGTGCTGTAGATGATTTGTTATTTCCTACATACCTGGATAAGTGTCTTAGGAAACTAGGAAGGTCTTCTTATGTTATTAGCGAACAGCTTCTATATATTGAGGATTTTGAAGCTAGACTTCCTGACAACTTCTTTGCTGTAAGAGAAGCTTGGTTGTGTACATCAATCCCTGGCTATCCTTATCAAACAGCTAATTCATTCTATTCTCAAGCTGCTTCTCAAACAACAATACAGGTGAGTCCTGTTATTTCTGGAGGAGCTCCTTGTACCAATCTAGAATGTACAACAGGTTGTCCTACGTGCATGCCTGAGCTTATTCAAGCTGTATACAAGACTAATCAACAAGTGGCTGTAGAATATCACAGACAATATTTATTAAAACCAGGTAACATATCTGTTAAAGCACATTGTGATCTACAGTGTGCAAACTTTGGTAGCTCTTCTGCAGATTCATTTGATATTAGAGATAACAAGTTTGTTACTAATTTTAGAAATGGTGTAGTTCACTTAGTGTTCTATTCTACAGCATATGATGGAGTGGGTAATGAATTGATTCCAGATAACTATCGTATTAGAGAGTTTGTAGAAGCTTTCATCAAATACAAAATGATAGAAACGCTGACCAACCAAACTAATGATGAAACATTTAACCAGCTTCAAACAAAGCTTGCATACTATAAACAACAAGCTGATGAAGCATTCATCATGGCTGATATTGAGGTGAAGAAGCAAGATTCTTGGGCTAAGCAAAGAAGAATCATCCAAGACTTAAACAGATTTAATAGATTCGAACTACCAAATAGAAGTTACAGATATGGCTGGAGAAGAAACAACTAATATTAAACAAGAGTATAACAATGCTACTTCTGGTTTGAATCTGGATCAATCTGTAAATCAGATTGAGAAAGGTAAGCTTACGTATGCATTGAATGCTAGTGTTGAGAACTTTGACTCAGATTCTGTTAACTATCAGAATGAGCCAGGTAATGAGTTATGTCTAGACTTTCCTACAGGCTATCATTTAATAGGAACTCATTTCATTGGTGAACAAAACAAACATATATTCTTCTTAACTAATCCTGAAACAGGAGATAGCCAGATTGGATATATGGATAACAATGATTGTGTATACCGTATATACGTAAGTGCTAAATGTTTAGGTTTTGATGTAAAATATCCTATCCTTAAAGCTGTTCATAAGATTACCAATTGCACTACAGAAGTGTATTGGACAGATGGTCTTAATCCTAGAAGATACATAGATTTAAATAATATTCCATATAAGTTAGCTCCTACAGCTGATTTATGTGATCCTATTTATACTAATGAACTTGATTGTAATCAATTAAACGTTCAGCCTAATTTTAACATTCCTTCATTAGATGTAACTGATGTTACAAACGGTGGTGACCTCACTGCTGGTACATATCAGTTTGCCATTCAGTATTGTGATGCTGCTGGTAATCCCTACACATCTTTCTACTCTATTACCAATCCCACACCTATTGCTGATCCTCAAATTACCACATTAGATTTTAACTATCAAGTGGGTAAATCTATTATAGTTAGTGTTGGTAATCTAGATACCACTGGACAATTCCAATATTTCAATCTTGCTGTAATTAAAACAGTGAACGGTATACCATCTGTGGAATTAGCTGGAACTTATTTTATAGAAGATAGCACTAGAAATATAACTTATACAGGACAGAATGTTACACAGATTCGTCTTACTATTGATGATATATTTGAGAAATATCCATACTATGAGATAGCTCAAGACTTAACCACTGCTCAAGATATTCTTATCTGGGACAATCTTACCTCTGTAGATAGAATTAACTATCAATCAATTGCAACGCAAATTGATCTTAAATGGGAAACTTATAGAATCCCTAGTACAGAAACCTATGCTGATGAACTGAACGCTACAAACCTTAGAGGTTATCTAAGAGATGAGGTGTATGCATTTGAGATAGTTTTCTTGTTAAGTAGTGGTAAACAAACAGATGGTTTTCATATTCCTGGTAGAATGATTACTGCTAACGAAGGTTCTCAACCAGATGTACCAAGCACTAATCCTGACTTTATTGGAGATGGTACAAGTGCACCTTATTGGAAGATTTACAATACAGGTTCTGTAACAGGATTTTCTCCTGGATATTCACCAAGTCAATCTTACAAAGGACCTTATCAATACGGTGAGTTTGCTTATTGGGAATCAACTGAAACCTATCCATGTAACATAGATGTATGGGGTGATCTTGCTAGTCAACCAATTAGACATCATAAGTTTCCTGATGTTCTTATAAGTCCTATATTTGAAAGTCCTACATATACACTAGGGTCAGGTTTTACACCAGTGATGCAAAGTGATGCTGTATTCCCAATGGGTGTAAAGATTGATGTTCAACAAGTTGCATACTTGGTGTACGCATCTAATCTTACACAGGCACAGAAAGAAAGCATCATAGGATTTAAAATTGTAAGAGGAGATAGAAATACAAACAAATCTATTGTAGCTAAGGGTATTCTTAGAAACGTAGGTAAATATAAAAGAGAAGAAACAGAGTTCTACTTCCCTAACTATCCATATAACGATCTTAATAAGGATGAGTTCCTTCTTGATAATAATAATGCATATCTTGATCAATGTATTACCTACAATGTAATAGCTACTACAACATGTATTATACAATACACTGATTGTTTTTCAAATACAACACAGATAGAAACATTAGTAGTTGGAACTACAAAAAAGATATGTTCTCTTAGCACTCCTTTGGTTATGAGTGGAACAGCTATAATCACTGTGGTTGTCTATAACACATATAATCTTACTAGTGATTCAACAACTGTATTCCAATATCAAGATCCATTAACCACTGCATTTAACCAAATCACAGTGACAGGTAATGGATTACAACAAGTGAACTCATCAGTACTTCCTATATACTTATCTGGAACAACTAGTTATAGTATTACAACAGATGCAACAAAGAACTCACTTTGTTATCCTAATAAGTTAGATGCGTTTGCTACAGATGAGTCTAAATACAGAATGGTATTTAACTCACCTGAAACATCTTTTGGACAACCTTTCTTAGGATCTGTTCTTAAGCTTGAGAATGTTATGTTTGGTGCTGGTATAGCTCATTTTGTAGAGGTTAAGAGAAATGCTACATACAAACTTCTCACAGCAGAAGCTCAACAAGATGCCCTTAGATCTAGTGAAGTTATTGCTAATATAACAACACCATTCAGTGCTTCAGCAATGTTTGCTGCATATCAAGCCTATCTAACTATCTACATAAATGGAATCACTAGAAGAAATTATGGTTATTCATTTAACTCAATAGCTAGTTATGATTACAGTGGAGCTATTGATAACAATCTAGGTATCAAACAAAGACAACTAGATAAGTATCAATACGTTATACCAGGTGTACAATCTGTAAGTGACTTACATGATCTTAACAACTTTAACAGAGAATCATCTGTATATCTAAAGACTATTGACACTAGAGATGGTTCATCAGTGATACCTTTACCATTCCCTAATCAGACTCCTAGTCTTTTAGTTGGTGGTGTAAGTGGTATCTCTGATACATCAAGATTCACTATATCACAGAAGAATAACTGTTCTGTACCTGGTAAGAATGAAGCAATCAATGTAGTTTCTTACTATGGATCATTAAAGAACATCTTTGTTAATCAGTGGGGGCAAATCTATTCTTACAATACAATTGACACAGGATTTCAAGAAAGCATTGATATTAACAATATGATGTTTTCTACACCTAGATCAGCCACTATATTTGGCGGTGATACATTCATTAGTAAGTTTGCATTTAAAACTAAGCTTCCATTCTTTTTTGATGATAGAGTGAATGCTCCTGATGATAGTGATATATTCTATGATGAGATTGGTAATGTGGCTTATCCACAATACTGGCACTCAGCTAGATCTGTGTTAAGTGATTTTACATTAACTACGGGTGAGGTGTTAAAGAACATGATTTCTTATAAGGCACACAATTTTGATTGTCCTAATAACCAAGATCCTGCACCTCAATCAGCAACAAATCCTCCTGTAGTAAATCCTAACAGAACATTCTACGATGGTAAGATGTATATGTTTGCTTACGGTATTCCTTCTTTCTATTGTGAATCTTCTATAAATGTAGACTTACGTCAAGCATTTAATAGTTTAGAAGGTGACTTCTACCCACACGTGAGCTCAGGTATTCCTGATAACTGGTTACAAGAGTCTGTGGTTCCTATTGCTTTTGATAATACATATTATTATAATGTAACGTTTTCAAAGCAAAATAAAGAGAATACATTTACTCACCTACCTGCAGATTGGGTTGAGGAACTTTGTTATACTAAGTATCCATTTAGAGCTGTCTATTCAGACCCTCAAGATGCATATGCTGATAACAGGGTAAATAACTGGTTAAGTTATGGTGCTACATCATTCTTTGACTTCCCTCAAAACTTTGGTGATCTTGTATCATTAGATGGTATTCAGAATAAAGCTGTGTTAGCTAGATTTGAGAACAAGTCATTGTTATATAATACAATGCTTACAGTTCAAACTAGCAACCCACAAGCTGCTTATTTAGGTAATGATACATTATTTAAGAGTGCTCCTCCAATTGACTTTGCTGAAACAGACCTTGGATATGTAGGAGCTCAGAATAAGTTCTTGTTAAAGATTCCTCAAGGACAGATTACAGTGGATGCTAAAAGAGGACAGGTATTTTTAATTGCAGGTAATCAGGCTACTGACTTATCAGGGTTTGGTTCAGGACTTAATAAGTTCTTCACAGACCATTTAGCATTTGAAATCTTACGTTACTATCCTGATGTAAACACAGATAACCATTATGATGGTATTGGCTTACATGGAGTGTTTGATAGTAAGTATGACAGGGTGATTATATCTAAGTTAGATTACATCCCTAATAGCAAAAACATTAAATATGATGCTGTTAAGCAAGAGTTCTATATAGAAAAAACTCTAGGTGAGAGCGTAATAAGAACAGTGGTGAGTGTTTATGACTCAGAATACTTCTGTAATAAGTCATGGACTCTTTCATTTAGTATGAACACTAAGAGTTGGATTAGCTTCCATAGCTATATTCCTAACTTCTATATAGCAGAGAACAACTTCTTCTATTCTGGATTGAATGGTGGATGTGACTTAGAAGCAATTGCTTTCTCTGAGATTCCTTGTATAACCACTACAACAACATCAACAACAAAAGATTGTAGAATAATAGGTACAGCAGTTGATCTGTGTATAGACTGTACATTGATAGGAACAGCTTGTATAGATTGTACAATAATTGGTACGGCTTGTGTAGATTGTACAATAGTTGGTACAGCTGTAGAACAATGTCCAACTACTACCACTACAACATCTAGTAGTACAAGTACAACAACTACCACTACTACTGTAGAACCTACCACTACTACCACAACCACTACAGAACCAACAACCACCACAACTACTACCACTATATGTACTAGTAGACCTGAAGGATTGACAAATTATGAATACTTCTTTACATATACACCTTCAGAAGGGGCTGAGCCAATTAACTACTCTGCAACATTAGAAAGTGCTTGTGATGCTTGTAATTGGTTAAAAAATAATTATAATTGGGGTGAAGGAGCTTGGATTGGTCAAAGTTCTACATTCGGTGTTGGAAGTTATGTTTATTTTGGAACATTTACTAATTGTGATGTATTATATGATGGATTTTATATAACAAACCACGAAACTTGTGAAATAACACAAATAGTTGATGGGTATATTGTAGCTATTACAAATTGTACTATAACTCCAACTACCACCACAACAACAACTGTGGAACCAACTACCACTACTACAACAACATTAGCACCTGGACCCACTACTACAACAACTACCAGTACAAGTACTAGCACAACAACCAGTACTTCTACTAGTACCACAACAACAACCACAACTTCTCCACCAGCACCAGATTGTACTCTAACTGATGGAACAGCTGTAGAACAATGTCCTTCGTAATTAATTAAGATATGTCTAAAGTAATAACAATAAGATTAACAAAGGCTGGCATTAGAACTGGACCGTTTAAGATTTCTGATAACTACGGAAATGTCTTAGGAACTAATATTCCTAAGAGCCAAGTTATTTCTGGAATCACCTATTCGGTTAGTGATGATGTTACTGTTATTATTATTGAATCTACAGGAAAATGTAAAACAAGATTACAAATGCCTATAGAGGAACTATGTATTACAGATATAGCAGCTATTGAGTTTGTACCTACAAACACCCCATCTTTATGGAGGCACTTAACTAACACAACAATTTACAATATATTCTACGGAAACATAGAACCTTATATTATAGAATATCCATTTGCCTATCAGTATTATGATGAGATCTTACAGAATGTAAAAGATTACACAAAGGCATATAGATACCTCCCTATACCAGATGGTGTGTTCAATGATAACGCTAAGATAGAAACAAACACAGTTTATTTCAACAAAGCTGTCCTATACAATGGACAACAGTCTTCTGGTGTACTAGAATTAGTTCCTAAACCAATAAATAACTTAAAGGAATACTTGAAGTATCCTATGTATAACGCTGATAGTAAGACGATTATGTTTACTAAATCAGATAATTTTTATCAATATAATACATTTTGGTCATTAGTTAAAGATAAATCCATACCTTTGTTTGTAACAGGTTGTGACTCATTGTCTATAGATAAGGTTGTAAATCAACCAAATATGGATTATGGAAAGAGATCATTTAAGAAAGAACCTCTACGTGCGAAGGATTTAAAGGTGAGACACGTCCTAGATAATAGATCAGATGCCCATTTGATAAGTCAATTCATTATTACACCATCTCAAATCTCTTACAAATAATGGCTAAAGGTATTAAATGCACATGTGGACATTCCTGGAATAAATCAGATTCCAGCAAGAAAGATATGTATGTTTGCCATATGTGTGGGAAAGATAACACCATGAAGGATGGTGGTTGGTTAGATAACTATGGTAAGAAGCCTAATCCTAATGAGGTGGATGTATCTGTAGGTCCTGGTTTTGTAGGAATGGGTAATGATACAACAGGTAGAAACTATTCTCCTGCATGGGGTGGACAGTTTCAGAGTGGTGGTTTCTTACAACCTATTAGTTACAAACTACCTTCACGTTACAGAATTCCTTATGCTGAGCCTAGTACCGAACTAGCTACATCTATAGGAGGAGTAGACGGAGAACCAGCTTATTTAATACCTATGTTTAAAGGTGGTAAGGATTTAAAAGATCCTGTTGCTGAATATAGAAAGACAGGTGAACATCTTGGTGGTCCATTTAAAACATGGCAAGAGGCTGAAAAATGGGAACAAGAAATTAGACATCCATATGTAGAAAAAGGAAAACCTATTCCTACACCACTTAAGAGATGGGGAGATATGGAAGATGGTGGATATGTAGCTCAGGTAGGTAAGTCTATCCCTACAATGGCAGATAGTCTTGCTCTTTATAATAATTCTAAGAAAGTACTTGATTATTATAATGATAAAAGATATAAAAATTATAGTACTATAGATTATAAAAAGAAAGAACATTATAAACGTTATAATAGAGAGGCACTAGCAGATTTCCTTAAATTAAACAAATCTAGTGGTATTTTAGTGCCTACAGACACAGGTAAAAAATATGAAATTAAGACTATCCCAGTAGATTCATATTACAAAAAACTTGATGCTAATAGATATCTTCAAAGAGAAACTAGAATTGGAGCATTAGACACAAAATCTCCAATGCAGCTATTTGATAATAGAATCACTCCTACAATGCAGTATTATTATGTAAATAGTAAAACAGACGATCCTTTATTTGCTGATAATGTTTCTATATATTCTTATGACCCTATATTAGTTAAACCTGTAAGTATGCTCACTTCTAAAGAAAGAGCTACTAGATTAAAAAGATATGGAAAAGAAAGTGGTTTAATTGATGAAAAGGTAGAACCGTCTACATCTACTGAGGAATCAAAAACTGAACTAGAAAAGAAAAAGACCCCAGTAATTAAAAAATCTGAAGAAACTAAACCAGCACCATATACTCCTACAGGAAGTAAGAAATACATATTAAATGGAATAGAGATTAGTGAAGAAGACTTCTTAGGTACAGGTAATACAACTGGTGGTAGTAAAAGAATTATATATAGTACACCAAAACTAAAAGAGCGTAAAGTTCTTCGTTTAGATGGAACTCCTGAAACAGACCCAGAGAAGATTCGTAAGGCTATGCGTGCACAGGAAAAGGATGGTGATATGGCTATGGGTGGAACAATGCAATATGGAGGTAGTAAATCAACTACTGACAGTGTTAGACATCAAGCTAATAAGATATTACAATATGAACAATTAAGAGGTGGACCTGGCGGTGCTCCTTTACCATACTATAGTGATCCTAAGTATATGAATATGCTAATGGATAAAGTATATCCAGAAGTAAAAAAGATAATGCCTGGTGCAACTGCAATGGAAGCTGGTGAAGCTATGGACTTTATCTTTAATGCTGGATGGGATGAGAATAACAATAAAATAACTAAAGATCCTAGAGCATATGCTTTACAAGAATATTATAGACAATACGATCAATCTAAATTAGATGCTGATGGTAAATGGTCTGGTAGAAAGAATGCACCATATTCATTTGATCAAGAATATGCTAGTACTATTGGTAAGCTTTCTGAAAACGAGAGAAGAACATTAATGAACAAAGGTAGAGATTGGTATTATAAAAATATAAACAATCCAGCCCCTGGAGTTCCTAATAGCAACTATAATGATACTTGGTATGGACGCATTTGGAATACTAATGATTATCTACCATTTGATCCTAAGAATCCAAAGTTTGTTCCTAAAAAAGCTATGGGTGGTAGCTTACCAGGTGCTGTAGGATTCACGTACGCACGTGTAGCTGGTAGTGCTCCTAGCAATGGTAAGTATGCTAAGAAGACAAAAGCTTCTGCACAGAATGGTAAAGAGATGAAGTTCTACCAAGAAGGTTTAGATTTTAAACCTAACAGTATTGCTCAAGAGGGTGCTATTGTAGACCCAATGGGACAATGGGCACATCCAGGAGAAGTAACTATAATACCAGGAACAGACATAACAATGGAAGGGGTAGATTATCCCGTACTAGGAATATCTGATACAGGGGACCAACAGATGATGTATCCTGGAGAAGACTATAACTTTGATGGTGAGTATGTTACAGAGTATCCAATGATGAAGAGTGGTGGCTGGTTAAGTAAGTATCAATCTGGAGGTCCTTTATCTAGATCTAATCTAGAAACAATGGCAGCTCTTGAAAAGGACATTAAGAATCAGAAAGCTAGAAATGCTCAAGAAACTGTTTCTCAATACACTCCAAAACCTGGAGACCAACAGAGAATGAATGCAGCTAAAGATGCATACAGAGCAGAACAAGCTAAACTATTAAATAGAGCAGCTAGTTCTGAGGTGGCAGCTAAAGCTATGGAGAATATAGTAGAACCTATGTTAGTAATGGAAGGTGTGGCATCTGGCCTTAGTGGTGTACGTAGTCTAATGACTAAACCAAAATCTATTTCTCCTTCTTATGTTTCTCCTCCTTATGAGAAGTCAGGATTCAATCCACTTGGTTTAGTAGATGATATAGCACCGAGAATAGATCCTATAAAAGCAATGGGTGTAGAGATGGATATAATGGACATGAGTCCTTTAAATCTTATACCTGGATACGGCAGAAAACTATCTGGTAAAAACCAGACGTTTAGAAAGTTTGGTAACTCTCTAGATGATGTTATACAAAGACAGGCATTAAGTCCTGCTGGTGGTTCTAAATTCAGAATGGGCAGAGATCAGATAGTTAGTGAAGGAAACTGGGCAGCTAGAAATCAACCATCTGAAAATTATCCAGGTGTGTTTGAAGCCACCTTTGATATGAACAACCCTGATGCAAACTTATCTACACTTCAGGTACCTGATAGAAATGGTGTACTTATGGTTGATAAGGCAGGAAGAAGACTTTCTGAAATACCACTTACAGAACCAGGTATGTCTTTTAACAGAAGGCTTCCTTTTTCTACAAGATATGTTCCTATTGACAAACAGAAGCTGATGAATAACGAGTTTCAGTTTGCTACCATGGCTCCACATTTACAAAGTCTTGCTGAGAAGTATACACTTGGACTAGGAGCTGCTAGTGTTTTAGGTAAAGAAACAAGAGATACTTATAACAAGTATACTATAGATCCAGTTATTGACATGGTTAAGAAGCTTGAAATTGAAAAACTTGGACTGAACGTTGACAAACGCAAAGATGGTGGCTGGTTAAGTAAATTTGATACAGCTCAGTATGGAAAATCTATGTTTGATCCTATATTTAAGGAGGAGAATAAAAACAGAGGTGATATAGCATCCTACTTTCCTCAAATGAAAATAGCGAAGCAAACATATGAGACGAATAAGGCATTAGCTGAAGCTGATCAGAAAAGACCACAACAAATACTTGCAGAGGCAGTTGCTAGAGCTAAAGGCAAACAAGAAACTGTTAAACAAGATAATAGAACACCTAGACAGAAAGAGATTGCTCAACAACAAGTTGTTAATGCATACTTGGATGAAGCTAAAGGTAAGTCTCCTCTTGCTCAAACATTAAGTTCTTTCACACCAACAGGAAGTAATCAAGCTGCTGGTAAGATAGCTGCTGAGAATGTTGCAGATATGACTCCTATTATGTCAAGTGTTAGAGTATCTAGAGCAATTAGAGATCCTAAAAATAACCCTTATGGTATTGGTCAAGGGAATGGATTTCTAGCAAACACATTAGGTACATTAGGATTGCTTGGGGATGCATTTGATTTAGGTGCTGTATTTTCTCCTGCTTTAGGATCAGCATTCAAACAATTAACTCCGTTAAAAAATGTACCTGAAAAAGGAGGAACCACTTCTAATTTAATGATGAATGATGTTACACCTAATGTAAAATCAGCTTGGGAACCACAAGAACTTCCAGGATTACATTTATCATCTACAGTAGAAGGAGGTCCAATTAGTAAGATAGTAGAACCTAAAACAGGACTTGTAAATGTAGAACAAGCATTAGGTATTATAGCAAAAGAATCAGGTGGTGCTAGTAAAGCAAGCATTATAAAAAAGGCATTAGGAAAAGATCTACCTAAGAAGATGGATTATAATGATTTTAGGAAAACAGTACAAGATCAACTTATTCCTTTAGATAAAGAAGTTGTTAGTACATATCGTTCTAGTTATGGTATAAATAACCTAGGATATACTAAAGCTGATAAAGATGCTATTCTTAATCGTATAAATGAAGCAAAAGAAGACATTCGTAGATTTGAAGCACGTGGTGAAGGAGGCGATTATTTAGATATATTGAAAGCAAATCTAAATATATACTTAAAAGAGTATAATGATCTTCCTTTAGAAAATCAAACTATCAGATTAAGTAATAAAGATAAATTTGGTAGAGGGGCTGATGCTCATGATAATCCCATGGAAACTCTTGGTCATATTCATTTTATAAGAGACGCTGAATCACCAGATGTTCTTACAATGACACAAATGCAATCTGATGCTTTTCAAGGTAGATATAGATCAATGCCTAAAAGTTTAGAAGAAGCAGAGTTTTCTTTACAAAGTTTGGAAAACATAGCGACTCAGCGTAATAACGTTCTTGAAAGTTTAAAAAAACAAAAAGAAGAACTACTTATAAATAAAGCAGATAAAGAAACTATTAGTCAAATAGATGAAGAGATTGATAAATTTACAGAGATTGTAAAAGAAGAAAATGCTTCTAGTAAACTTAAAAGAGCAGAAGTAGAAAACTTTGAACAGAAGTCATTATTAGATAAAAATCATCAAGAAAGATATTTACAAGAGCTAGTGGATTATGCTGGTAAACGAGGTGATGTAAATAAAGTAAGAGTACCCACATCAGAAACTGCAGCAAAGGTACAGGGTTATGAAGGTGTTGAATCTGAAGAGATTATAAGAAGATATAATGAGGAACTAGCACAAAATCCAAACTTTACTAAAGAACTTACTGACAAATCAACTGAGCATGAAAGAAAATTAATTAATGATGTTTTAAGTGGAAAGTTAAAAGGTAAGATATATGAGCCAAATGCTGTAACCATTCTTAAAAAATATACAGAACAACCTAAACTCATTAAAAAACTATTTGGGCAAGAAGTTAAAATAGTAACAGATAGTAAAGGTAATACCTGGTATGAGTTTGATATACCTGAAAGGTTTAAGAGTGGTAAAGGGGAAATTAAAGCATTTAAAGATGGTGGTTGGTTAAACAAATATAAATAAAACACACAAACGTTCAATATGAAAGATCAAATCCTTAAGATCGCAAAAGTAAAGTCTGAAAAGGAATTCTATAAGAAGTATCCTACAGAAGAAGCATTCATGAAAGCTCATGGTAAAGCATTTAAGAAAGCTGCCATGGGTAAGTCTATGGTTGCTAAACAGTTAACACAATTAACTGACTTTGCTAATCCTCCACAGGCTGAGGTGGGTACATATGTAGGTGGTGAGCAAGATGCTGTTGGCAATGTTGCTTTTGCTGACATCTATGATGCTGCAGATTACCAGACCACAGGTATGACTAATCAAATGAGAAATAGAATAGCTAGCACTGAAGCTCAACAACAGATGGCTGCTAATTCTGCTAACAATAATAGTAATATTAATAAGGATGTAGAAAACATAGGTAAGATAGCTAATGTAGCAATGATGGCTATGGAGAAAGGTGGTAATGTACCTAAGTTACAAGGAGGTACAGGTTCTGGTATACCAGCTGGTGGTTCTAATCTATGGGGCCCTAACCAACCTCTTATGGGAAGTGGTATTCCTGCTGGTGCTCCTAATAGTCCTGCTAATCCTGGTGCTGGTATGTATCGATTACAACCAGGGGCTAATCCTAGCAATGCTTCAATACAACAAGGTTTTTCATATAATCCAAGTGGTGGAGGTCAAGGACTTGGATATGGTCCAGGTGGTGGTTTATTAGACACCATAGCTGGTTATGCTCCAGGTGCTCAACAATTAATTGGTAACTTTCAAAAGATAAGAGGTGCAATTAGAGCTAGAGAGAAATCAAATCAGTTTGTGGACTTAAGTAGACTTTCAAAAGAAGCTGCTGGTACAAGAGGAGAAATCAGTAAACGTAGATATGTTAGACCTGAAGATATGAGATTTGATCCTTATCAAATGAATAAACCTAAAGGTGAAGGAACTGACTATCTACAGCTAGAAGATGGTGGTGAAGTTGGAGGTAATCCAACTGAGATTCAAAATACATTTGCTCCAAATACAATCTATACAAATCTTGAATATACACCGTTGCGTGATACTAACATTAAACAGTTTCAAGCTGGTGGATTCTTAGATACATTTAACAATACAATAATGCCAGGTGTAAACATTGCAACAGATTTAACCACTGCAATAATTAACTCTGGTACTAGAAAAAGAAATCAACAAGGTTTCCAAAATTTAGGAATGTCTGCTTTACAACAAGGAGCTCAACAAATACAAGGTCAAAATAGTGCATTCATGGAAGATGGAGGATATGTTGAATATCCAAAAGCTCAAGCTGGTACAATTGCAGATAGATCTGTAGGTCAGTTCTGTGGTATTCAACGTGGTATCAATAAAGAAAATGCAAGAATGAACGCAGAGGCTGCTAGACAAATGAAAGGATTAGAAAGACAAGCTACTAGAGATGAGAAACAAGCTTCAAAAGAGGCAGCTGCTGCACTAGCTGGTCAGACAGAACTTACACATGAATTTGATGATACTCCTTTAGACAAAAAGATGGTAAAACAATTGAATGCTATTAGAGATCAGTACTTGCAAAATAATCCTAATGTATTTGTAGCAGATGATACATCTGGATATACCCCTCAACAGAAGTATGCTCTAGCAATTAAATTGATGGATAAAGGAAGTCGTCACACTTTTGGTCAGGCATTTCAAAATCAGTTTGGAGTTCCTTCTAAAGGAATAGGTAGTTTAGAACGTGTTCATTCAGAATTAGTACCTAAGATGGGTGGATGGGAAGGTGTAAAAAACTGGTTATTCAATCCTATACCACTTAAGTATTTTAACATGAAAGAAGATGGTGGATGGGTAAGTAATGATTGGCAGCCACAGGTGATTGCTAGCTTTGGTGAACATAAAATGAAAGACTTATTAAAACCTCCTCATGATGCAGAGATGTTAAGAGCTGGTGGTCACTTAAAAGAATACACTTCTCCTAGTGCAGAAGCTATGTCTACAGAAAGACCTGACTTCCAAATGGGTGGTGAGCTTCAAACACATTGGGGTGGATATACAGAAGCTGCTTCTCAAAATCCTTATCTACCAGATGGTGGTGTAACATACATGCCTAGAGGAAACTATCATTCTCAAAGTGATGGTAAGGGTAACACAGGTATTGGTATCACTTACGGTGATAATCCTGTAGAAGTAGAAAGAGGTGAACCTATGGTTAAACTTGAAGATGGTGGTACAGGGGAAAAGAACCTAATGGTACTTGGTGCCCTTGATATACCTAACTACGCTTTAGCAGATCTTAAAAAGGATGCTAAGGGTAAGAAGTTTAAAACCTATGGTACAGAGCTAACTAAAAATACAAACAAACAAAATAAAATGATTGATAAAGCTACAAATAAGTTAAAAGACTTAGAACTGCTTTCACCATTTGATAACTTAGAAATGAATTCATTACAAGCACAGATTCTTGGTGGCAATATGAAGTTAAAAGATATTGCCGCTGAAACACAAAAGCTTGGTAAATTACAACAAGCTATCCATGACACTGCTGAGGAGTTTGGATATAAGGATGTAGCTAAATTTAACAAGGACGTTAAAGCTAATAGGGTTCAGATTGGAAACTCTCAACCTGACTCAGAAACAGCTCAAGATGGAAAGAAGATAAGTAAATTTAAAGTTAAAGGTAGTGAAAAGTACCCACTTAGTTATAATCCATTAGGTCAAGCTGGAAACCCTCTTTTCACTCCTGGAAGATATGAAAAGGAATGGAAACCTAAAGTTGAAAAAGCTTTCTCTGATCCAGAGACCGCTAAAGAAATTGTTGAACGTATAGAAAACTATACAGGTGAAGGTGCTGAGGCAGCTAAAAAAGAATTAGCAAAAGCTATGACATTTGAACAAAAGGTTGAAAAAATTAAAGCTTTAGCTACAGATTCACTACCAGGTGTTTTTCATGATATAATGAATGATACAATAGATGAAGTGGTAACTACTAAACGTACACCTACCACAGAAGATACTTTCAAGTACAATCCATTAAATCCTGTTACAGTAACTTCTACAATTAAAAAACAACCTATTATTACAGAATATGATGGAGATGAAGAAGATGGATTTGATTGGCAAACTGCATACAATACAGTTCTTCCTTATGTAAGACCTAGCAATCAGCTTGAATTAGACCCTACGCAATTAGCTGGAGAGATGTTTGCTTTGGCTAATAATCAGGTAGAACCAGTGTTTGCACAGAGCTATAAACCTATGTTAAGCACCCCATTTGATATCTCTCTACAGGATCAATTGAATGCTAACCAAGCAGACTACAATGCTACACAGAGGTTAGTAGGATATAACCCAGCTGCCCTAGCTCAATTGAATGCTCAGAAATATGCAGCAAACTCTGCTGTCCTAGGACAACAAACTAGATTGAACCAAGCTGAAAAAGCTCGTGTTTATGAGGCTAATAGAAACATTCTAAATGATGCTCAACTTAAGAACATGGGTACTTATGACGAACAAATGGTTAGACAGTCAAAAGCTTTGTCTAACACTAAGGCTCAAACACAAGAAGCTCTTAATTCTATTGCTGATAAATACAGCAAGAACCTGTTAGAGAATAGAACAGCAGGTATATACGAGAACCTTTACAACTATAGATATGACAATAGAGGTAGAGCTATTAATATGAATCCTCTAGCTCGATTCACTATTCCAAATATAGCAAATCAACAACCAGGAGCAACTGCTACCAGTAAAAGTCTTCCTTTATATGACCCGTCTGGAACTCTTATTGGCTATCAAAAGACTGCAAAGAATGGTTCAATTGTAAAAGCTATTAAAAATCTCTAACTAATTCAATTATACCAGATTAACAAAAATCATTAGAACTCTTGGTATATATAATAATTTAAATTACATTTGCTAATCCAAATATCATGGCATCATTTACCGACCAAATATCAAAATTTAATCCCTACGTACAACAATTGCCTATTGAGGCAATGGTTCAGGTTGGCATGGAGAAACAGAAGCGTTACGATGAGGGTCTCCAAAAGATTCAAACTAACATAGACAACATTGCTGGACTAGATGTTATTAGAGATGTGGATAAGTTATATTTGCAGTCTAAACTGAATCAACTTGGAAGCAGCCTTAAAAGTGTAGCTGCTGGTGATTTTTCCAACTTCCAACTTGTCAACTCTGTAGGAGGGATGGCTAGTCAGATTGTAAGAGACCCTAATGTTGTAAATGCTCTTTCTTCTACAAAAGCATATAGGAAGGGTATTGAGGATATGAATGCTCTTGTAAAAGAGGGAAAGGGTTCAGCTTCAAGAACTTGGGAGTTTAAGACTAAAGCTAATGAGTGGTTAAATAGTACTGAATTAGATTCAAGATTTGATGCTTCCTACAAACCATATACTAATTACAAAAAGAATGCCACAGAGCTAATCAAAGCACTCACTGGAGATAGCTCCATCAGAGATGATGCTTTTGACATTGATGCTAATGGTAATCTTGTAATGAAAGACGCAATGACCCGTTTAATGAGTAAAGGTATTTCTCCAGAGAAGATTCAACAAGCTCTTCTTGTAGGACTTTCTCCTGATGATTGGGAACAAATGTCAGTGGATGGTAGATACAATTATTCAAATACTGATAATCAAGAATTTGCAAACTCTGTAAGTGCTTCTTACAAGAGTAAATATGATGCGTTTGCTCAACAAAAAACCATCTTAGAGAATGCAAAATCTTCTACTCCTTCTGCTGTAGAAAAGACAAAGATTGATCAGAAGATTGGAGAGCTTGACAAAATGTTAAAAAACATTCAAGAAGAATATAATAGTGTTTCAAAAACTTTTGAGGAGGGTGATGTTGAGTCTGCAAAAGCTAGATTATTTACAACTAACTTTATGAGTGGTTTCTCAAAAGCTTTTTCATATACAGAAACTTCTCAGACCTATCTAGATAGTCCTTTTGTTCAAGTACAACAATGGAGAGAGAATAAGGCTCAAGAGTGGAAGAAGTTCATAATGGAATTTGAACAAAAAGAAAAATTCCACACAGACACTATGAAGAAAGAGGATGAGAAGATTAGATTGCAAGAACTAGCACTACAAGGATATGGTGGTTTTCCAACCTCTGTTGATCCCAACGATGTTCCTAAAATTGCTATTGATAAAGTGATAGCACAAACAAACGCTATTAAAAGCCTAGTTGATGTACAAGATGCTGCTTTTGTAATGTCTCAAGGAAAAGATAAAGCATGGCTTGATCAACAAAGAGTTGCATGGTTAAAATCTCCTAATGGTGTAGACCCATTAATTGCACAACACTTTAATAAAACAGAAGGAGCAAGAAGCACTGCTATAGAGAATGAAGTAATGGTGAGTAAGATCAATACTGAGGCTGATAGAATTTATGGAAATGTTTATAAAAACATTCCAAAGGATGCTAAAAATCTAACATATAGTGATGGAAAAGGAAACACATATGTGTACACACCAAGAGAGCTTGTAGATTTCAATGCAAAGATTAATTCTTATCAAGGACAAACAACAAGTAAAACAAGAACTAGTGCAGCAGGTCCTGTTTATGAATCAGTGTGGTTAGATAGTAAAGCTAAAGAAGAGCTAAGTCCAAAAGAACTTGTACTTTATAATGCTTATACAAAAGGTGGTAAAAATATGACGAGTGCTGATGGAGTATTGCTTAACAACTTAGCAAACTATGCAAAAACAGTTAACATTCCTTACGGAGAAACTCTTAAAAAAAGAGAAGAGTGGGTAGGTAATGAGATAAAGAGAAGAATGACAGGGTTCCAAGGTATGGAATATACTATCCCTACTACTACCAAGGCACAACAAGAAAGTCTTGCTAATATATTTACATCAGTGGCAAACCTTGCTGAATCTCAAAAGGGTAAAATAGCCAACTCTCCTAATTTAGATAAAGAAATATTAAGAAAGATTGCTCAATCAGGAAATCCTCAAGGTGTTATAAAAGTTGTAGAAGGTACGGAGTTTTCTCCTGCTATGTACGAGGTGACAGCAACTGGAGCAGCAGGTACTACTACATTTAGAATGACTCCTGAACAAAAGACTGCAGTATTCGGAAACAGATTTGAAGCTTCTCCAGCTGTACGAGCTTTCCGTCCTTATCAAAATATAATGAGAAAGTACAGTACAGAAGGAAGTCCATACCTATCTACTAGTCCTGAAAATGGTCCAACAACTATATCTAATGCAGCTCTTGGTCCTACAACTTTCTCTAATGTAAAGTCTTATGGTATGAGCGGAAACATTGTTTCTGGAGATGGTGGTGTAACATATTCATTAAGATTGAATATTTATGATCCTAATACAAAAAAACTTTATGAAGATATTCCTTACCCAAGATTGGTTTCTGAAGGTGAGGTGGCTCCTTTACTACAGGGATTAACTGATGCGTCTATATATGAGCTGATCAACAATAAAAAGAGTGCAACTAAACCTGAATTACAAAAATTACAAAACAATTCTAAAAATCCTTTATAATGGCAGAAAATCCATTAAACTCTCCTGAACTTCCTCTACTTGATAGAATGGCTCTAGAAGAACAGTTTGGTGATTACACACCTACTAGAATTCCAGACCCTCTTCCTAACATACCATTTAGAGGACTTAGCACTCCAGGTGTTGGTGGTGATGCATCTGTGTCTGCACTTGATGCATTAGATGCTTCTATTAGAGCATCTAACAAAGGACAACAGGGTGGTTCTATTCCTCGTTCTATATCAGAACTTACTAATCCTAGATTCAATGCATTTGTACCTGGTGATTACAATAATGAGGATGCATATGCTCAAGGACAAGGTTGGACTGAGAAGATGGTTAATAGTGTTGGTAAAGGACTTGCTCTTACAGGCACTACATTCTTACAGGGTACAGTGGGTCTTGTTAACGGTGTAGGTAACTGGATATCTACAGGTAATTTCTCTTCATTCTATGATAACGATTTAAATAGAGGATTAGATAACTTAAATAAAGAATTAGATAATAACTTACTTCCTAACTACTACACAGATGTTGAGAAGAATGCTAGATGGTATTCTCCAGATAAGTTATTCACTGCTAACTTTCTTTGGAATGGTATTATAAAGAATCTTGGTTTTGCTGCTGGTGCAGCTCTTTCAGGAGGTGTATACAGTGCTGGCATAAAAGCACTCAGTGCACTTCCTGGTATCTCTCGTCTTGTATCTATTGGTAAACAAGCTGAAGTGTTAGCTGCTACAGAAGCAGGACTTGCTTCTGCTAATAAGGTGGCTGATACATTTGGTAAAGTGAAATCTCTATCTGACAGATTCATCACTTCATATAACGCATTGAATACAGGAGGAAGAGCTGTTGTAGCTGGTCTTTCTACTACTGGTGAGGCTGCATTTGAAGCATTGCAAACTCTTAACGAAAAGAGAAATCAATTGATTGATGAGTATGTAGCTGCAAACAATGGTGTATATCCTGATGCTCAAGCATTAGAAGATATTAATGTAAGAGCTTCAGAAGTGGGTAATTCTGCTTTCTTATTAAATGTTGGTTTATTAACAGCTACTAACTATATTCAGTTTCCAAAAATACTTGGCTCTACATACAAAGGGGAGAAATCTGTATTGAATGGTCTTGCAAGAGAAACAAGAGATATTATTGAAGATGGTGGTAAGTATATAGCTAAACCTTCTCGTGCTAATAAAATTCTTGGTACACTTAATAAAATTAGACCATATACATTCTCTGCGTCTGAAGCATTTGAAGAAGGTGCTCAGTTTGCTATTGGTAAAGGTGTACAGAATTATTACAATAAGAAAGATAACAATGAGCCTACTAGCTTCCTTGATAGCCTTTCTGAGGGATTTATAGAAACACTAACTACAGATGAAGGTATAGAGAATGTATTGATTGGTGGATTATCTGGAGCCATCATGCAAGCTAAAGGTACATTTGCAGAACAACGAGAGAAGTCTAGAAACACAGCAGACGCTATCCAAAAGTTCAATAAGTATAGACTATCAGACTTCACAAGAGAAACTATTGATTCTGTAAACCGTGGCACTGTGCTACAACAGGAAAGAGAACAATTCTTAAGAAAAGGTGATGTTTTGAATAGTAAAGATAGAGAGGCAGACTTTGTAAATAACTACTTGTCTCCTCGTATCAAATATGGTAGATTTGATCTAGTACAAGCTGACATAAATGATTATAGATTTCTAGCTAGTACAGAAGAAGGTTTTGCTCAGCTTGTTGCTGAGGGTAAAGCTCTTTCTACAGATACAGCACCAGCATTCTTAGATCGTCTTAGTAAATTTGAACAAACAGCTAATAACACATTATCTCTTTATGAGTCTCTTAACTTACGTTATGGAGGACAAGTTGATGATAATGGTAATTTATTATATACACCACAGGTGATAGACAAGATGGTATATGCTGCTTCTAAAGTGGCTGACTATGATGTACGTATACCTGCCCTCACTTCTAAACTTACTGCTGCTGGTATTAATGTCAATCAAGTGATGAAAGATATCATTGATGGTAATGTAGATAGCTTCAATGATGCTATTGACAACATCAATAGTATTACAGATCTTACTGACGATCAGAAAGAAGACATTGCTGAATCTCTTGAGGATGTAGCTGAAATGGCTATTCGTAGAGACAGCTATTTGAAAGAATACAATGAGATAAAGAAAGAACCTGTTAAGTTCCAAGAGTTTATTCCTACTGACATAGAAGAAACTGAAACTCCTAAAGGAGAAACCATCAAGGTGAAAACCAAAACTGGTGAGAAAGAATTAGAGGTTGGTACAGAATACTTTGTTGGTAAAAAAGTGGACTATGATAAAGATGGTTTAGAGGTTCCTGTAGAAGTTTCTGAACTCACCATTCTTGGTGAGAATGAAGATGGCACCATCAAGATAAAAGATAACAAAGGACAGATTAGAGATGTATCTAAAGAAGTTCTTGAAGACTATAAGCTTGGAAAGGTGGCAGATGTTCGTGCTAATAAAACAGCTAAATACTTCTATAACCACAGAAACGAAATCTTTGAATACAACTTTGGAGAGAAGTTTGGTGGTAAAAAACAAGGAAGACTTGAATATGATAAGGGTAAGTTATTCTTTGTATACAAAGATAATAAAGGAAAGATTAAAAGAAAGGCACTGAAGAATGAATTCTTTGTTGCTCAGGAAGGATATACAGAGGCTCGTATTAAAAAGGTTGGTGAGATAGAAAATGAAGAGCAAAGGATTGCTAGAGAGGAGTTTACATCTGCTGAAGAGATTGCTATTCAGAAAGAAACCTTAGCTAAAAATAGAGACAATCGTTTAGCAATCATTACAGAATTGGCTACTGAGTATTCTGAAAGATTAGAAAAGATAGAGAAAAAACTTGCTGCTAAGAAAGAGCAATTAGAAAAAATTAATGAAGACCTAGAAGAGTATAAAGGGTTAGAAAAGAAAGACCTATCAGGTAACACTATTGTTCGCCCTTTCAACAAACTCTTATCTAGAGCATTAAGATCTATTTCTAGTTTAAATGCAACTAAAGAAGTTCTTGAAAAAGAAATAGCTGAATTAACTGCAGATAGAGATGAATTAGAATTTAATCTATCTTACTTTGAAGACTTTAAACAAAACTTAGATGAGCTTCCAGAAAACTCTGGAGACTTCTTAAAAGAGTTAAAGAACCAAGTTAACATCATTGAGGAGTTACGTAATAAAACTCAAGATAATATTAAGAGCTTAAATAATCTTATTCAAAAGATTGAAGATTCTATTGTAGAGTTTACTAAACTATTAAAAGAGTCATTTGAGAAATTTGATAAAGACTATCCTAGCTATATCAAAGACCAATTTGAAAAGATTATTAATGAAGGAGGTGCATTAGCTGATATACCTACACTTAAGAATTTCATTGCTGACTATGTGCTATTAGCAGATACTAAGAAGGAGATTTCTGTAAGTAAGAATAGAGTTGATAAGCTAAGTGACCAGATCAATGATTTATACAAAGACTTCCTTGATATTCAACAAGAATATGATGCTAAGAAACTCATCTTAGATAAGTTCCAAGCTGTAGCTGATACATATCAAGCTATGAAAGCTGAGGAAAATAAGATGATGGAGAATGAGCAACTATTAACTGAAGCTCTTGGTACAGCTGATACAGGTGTTCAAACAGTAGAGTTTAATAAAGAATACGAACCTACAGCTAAGAAGTCTGATGAGATTATTCCTAGAGGTACCATGGGTATCGTAAGAGGTAAACCTCATCAAATACGAGCTAACACATTTGGATTTAACCTAAACAGGTTTGATAATAGAAAGAACATTCGTGGTGTATATGTTACATCTAAGAATGAGGATCAACTAGTTCCTGGTCTCACAGATATGTTGAGAATGGATGAAGCAGGATTAATTGATGAGGACATCAACAAGGATGAAATCATTGCCCTTGTTATGGTTCAAGAGGATGAGAATGGTGACATTCAACTTGTAGGAGTGGACGGACAACCTGTTCCTGATGGAACTAATCCTTTAGAGTCTGCTATATTCCAAGTGTTCCCTGATGGTGACCTGAAATGGGGTGCTGAGTTTAACAACGAAAGCATGTTCCGTAAAGACACTCCTCAGGAAGTTAGAGATGCTGTTACAAAACAATACAAGGAATGGCGTAACTCAGTAATTGGTAATCCAGATCTATCAGAGCGTCATGAGATTGAAGCTTCCTTTGGAAGAGTTGAGAATGTAACAGATGCTGATGGTAAGATTATCTATGACACCAGAACATCTGTACAAGATGCTAACCTTATCACTACTGATGAGTTAGAGGGTAGACAATTGATAACTATACCAACTCTTCCTACTGAAGGTAGTAATATTGCTATTGTAGAGCAGGGCACTGTAACATTCAGAGTTCCTGTAGGAACCGTGCTACTTGAAACTCCTAATGGACTGGTTAAACTTCAGAACAAACAGCACAGTACAAAAGAAGCTGAAACTATCTATGAAGCTATTCTTCAGCTAGCTAAGAACATGCTTGATCCACAAGTGGGTATAAAGGATGCTAAGTCTGAACGTTTACTTAACTGGTTGAAATCCACTGTATACTGGGGTCTTCCTGAAAATCAAAACAAGGAAAGAAAACCTGCAGGTTATAACAGTGTATTCTTTGAAAAGGACAGTGAGACTGGAAAGTTAATGCTTACACTCTCTGGAAAGGGTAAAGACTTTGTGTTTACACCTACAGCTCTAGAGGAAAATAAAGATGCTATTGTTCTCATGTTATCAAACATGTACAACAATATCAACAATCACTTTGCTAAGCAACTTAATGAGCCTTACGAAGAAATCCTATCCATATCTGAGTCTGGTGAGATAACCAGCAGAATATGGAAGAACTATCAGTCATATCTATTATCTAATCAAACTCCTGATGGTAAGGTGAGAAGTGGTGAAGAGCTTCCTCTATCTACCACTGTTAGACCTACAGTTAATAATGAAGATATTAATAGAACAAACATCTACTTCTTTACAACTGACACAGCTGATAACTTTGTTATCCCTGTAGTTGAGAAGAAGAAGGTGGTTGCACCTAAGGTGCTTACACCAGGTGCTCCTACAACAGCAGCTGTATTACAACCAGACACTTCTGCTCTAGCACAAGCACAAGGAACAGCTAGAACAGAACCTATTACAACAGCCACTCCTGTTACATATAAGTTAGACGGTAACACTCCACAAACATACACTTCTCCAGAAGGAAAGAAGATTATGTTTACAGCTTCTGCTAACACTACAGCTGAGAATGCTAATACAGAGATTAAAATCTTAAAAGGTGGTGATCTAGATGAGGTGGTTGCTAAGATAAAAGCTGCAGGAAAAGATCCTGGAGAAATCTTAAAGAAGACAGTATTCAATGCTATTGCTCCTACGCTTAATGAAATGAAAGCTATGGAAGCTGACCTCACTGTAACTATTCCTGATGATGTAGAAGAAGTGGTGGTTGCTGATGCTGAGTCTAAGATGGGTAAGCCTATTAGTCAGTCTGTAATGGATGCTGTAAATAGGAAGATTAGTGGATTAGACAATGAGGCTCTACGTGTAGTGATTGAGAAAGAACTTAAAGCATTTGTTCCTGAGAACTGGAGTCAAGTGGAAACATGGCTTAAGTCTAACTTCCCTAACGTTCCTGTGTATCGTGTAAAGAACATTATACAAGCTACCAATGGTAGACAAGCTTGGGGTATGTTTAAAGATGGTGCAATATACATCTATGAGAATGCTGAGGTGGGTACTGTGTATCACGAGGTGTTCCATGCTGTATGGAGAATGTTCTCTGACCCTACAGAACAGAAAGCTGTATTAGATGAAATGAAATCTAGAAGTGGTAAGTTCTATGACAGAGCATCTATGAATGACGTTAGCTATTCTGAAGCTACAGAAGATCAGCTTGAAGAAAAGCTAGCTGAAGAGTTCAGAGACTACGTACAGTTTAAGAAGATTCCTGCTAAGCCTTCAAAAGGTAGACCATATATATTGAAGCTGTTTGCTGATATGGTAACAGCTATTAAAGAGTTTTTCCTTGGTCCACAATCAAATTCTAAGGTGGAGAAAATGTTTAGTCAGATTGGTCAGGGTTATTACAAATCCCACGTACCATTCCAAAACAGTCTTGCTTTTGCTAAAGAGGGTGTGATTGATATCGAGGATGCATTTGCTGATTCAGATGCTGCTCTTAGTCTTAAGGATATTAATGACAAAGAAAGAAGTGACATCATTCAGCACATGACCTACCTCACTCTGGTAGATCTAATCAAGACAGATGAAAGTCTGTTTAACATTGAGAAGAGAAACAAGAAGCAAGTGTATGCTAAGCTGAAGGATCAAGTGCTTGAGACTATATCTCAGAAGATTCGTGGGGCTCAATCACTTGTTAGTGATGGTGAATTTACACAAGAAGAAGTTAATCCTTTGATATCCAACACTTTGCAATTGATGCAAAACGTTGAGGATCAATGGAGTACAATCACTGAAAGACATGAGGAATATCTTAAGAGCTATGCTATCGAATTTGATGAGAACGATAATATCAATCTTAAAGATGAGAACAATAGTGGTAGAGAAACCTATCAGGATGCTACCAAGATAGATAACTTCAAGAAGTCTAACAGTGCTGTAAAGATCTTATTAGCTACCATCCCTGAAGTGGATGATAATGGTAAACTTGTTCCTTCATCTATTGGTGGAGCAAAATTATTACCTGTAAGTAAGACATACATCAGCATGATGAACAACCTACACACTTCTGCTAGCGTAGAAGATATGTTAGGTAGACTTCGTCAGATGGCTGTAAGCGATCCTAATTATAGAACATTATACAGAAGAATTACTAAGAGAGATTGGAAAGATGGCGGTGTTGATCTATCTAAGGTGGACACACAACATGCTTTACAACTTATTAGTTCTATATGGAATACATTTAAGAAACAGAATCCTGATGTAAGGAATGTATTCATCCTTGAGAACGGAGAAGTGGTTGTGGGTGAAGCAAACCTTTCTTCTGCTGCACAACAACTTAGAAGTGAATACATTAACTCAATTGTATTCAAGGCTAAAGAAGGTAAAGGATTCTTTACATATGATAATGTAGAGAAAGTATTCAAGGGAGACCCTGCTAAGCTAAAAGGTGTAAACCTGAATAGTGTTACAGCTATGGTGGACTTCCTAAACAGAATGGGAATACCATTCACTGTATCTGATGTAAATAAGATGACTCCTGAGCAATACAAAGTGTTCAAAGCAGCTGTTGCTGGTATTAAGGAAAGTATTTCCAGAACAGAAAAGATTGCTACCTTCTCTGGAAAGGCTCTTGGTATGAGTGGTCGTTTACTTGAGCTTGGTCTTGTAAAGAGTGCTGTAAGTAATCCTGAGTTTAGCAGCACATATTTTAACGTATCTGGTGAGCGTACACAATCTTTTATTGGTACAAATGCTGCTAGTGATTTATCTGATTTCCTTTCTAAGCTTGAAAGATTTAATAAAGAGTCTGTAGGTGGTACACGTTATAGTTATCTTTTGACAGATTCATTTGCTAAGGGTTCTAATTTGTTGAGCAGAATGTTCACAGATGCTGGCACTCGTAAGAAAGACACAGAAGACTTATTCAAGATTGGATATGTAAGTGGATTAGTAAATGAAGAGAAAGGTAAGCGTAAAGAGTCTTCTAAACTTACATACAAAGATCGTCTGGTTCAAGAACTAAATCTTAACCTATCAGGTTACTACCTAAATCTTGTTCCTGGGGATGCATCTATTGAATGGATGATTAAGATGGGCAATGCTATATCCACAGCCTCTGTTGGTAGAGGAATGGGTGACATTAATGCTATCTTCAAAGAATATTTTAAAGCTGAGCTTGAACTAGTTAGAGAAAATCGTTCTGTAGCAAAAGGTAGAAAGTCTGATGAGATGCGTTTCTTCAAAGGTATCCTTGGTGACACATTACATTCAGATGTATTGGCTGCTAAAGGAACTCCTGAAGAGGTGTACAATAATTTTGAGAATAAGATAAATGGTAAGCTGGCTGATTTTATCCAGAAGGATATGATCAAGCTGAAGCAATCCCTCACACAGTATGGCATTCTGAAGGAAGGTATGTTAGGCTTTGATTTTGAAAACATCAATCTACCAAAGAATATTGGTGAGAAAGAAGTGGACAAACAACTCATGGCCCTTACAGCCAACTATATGATTGCTAACATTGAGATGCATAAGCTTCTTTATTCTGATCCTTATCAGTATGAAGATGAACTCAAGCGTATCAAGAGTTTTAACTCTCCACGTCAAGCTATCATCAACAACTCTCCAAAGATGAACGCTGCTCTAAGCAATGTTTGGAACAGAGGATTCAGTGCTGGAGATATTGGCTTTACGAAGTTTACACAAGACTATTTCCGTTCAGCTACACATGCTGACGTAATTGGTATAATTGATCTTCCTAACTATACATCATTTAAAGAAACCGATGGTAGTGGTATCATTAATATGAAAGCTAACCGTCAGTTCAGAATCAGAGCTGGTAATTGGAATAGTGAAGAAGAGCGTCAATACAGATATGATGTTGCATGGGAAAAGAGAGATAAGAATCTCCCTCTATTAAAAGAAGAGGTAGCTATTCTTGCTGCTGGTAATCCTGGTATTCAGAGTGCATACACTCCTCTTAAACCAATTGTGTCTGGTAGCAAGCTTGCAAAGAACGGTACAGCTAGCTCATATAATGATGTGGTGCTAGATAAGTTCGCTCTATATCCTCTATCATATCGTATTATGAAAGAGATAGACAAGGATGCTAATGCTATCAAGTTGTATGATAAGATGCAGAGAGAAGACATTGATTATGTGGTGTTTACAAGTGGTAGAAAGGTGGGAGCTGAAAGTCCTCATGAAACATATAAGGATGGTGCGTTCAACGATGATCCTTACAAGGGTGTTATTAATGTTCCTTTCTCTATCATGAGTATTCAAGCTGAGGTGCCTTCTAAAGAAGATAACCTTGTAACTAGAGGATCTCAGATTACAAAGCTCATTACACTTGACTTCATGGAAGCTGGTGTACCTGTAGATTTCTTCTCTGGTCAACCGTTTGCAAACAGATACAAAGCTTGGTATAAACTTAGCGATGCTGAAAAGGTTGAAAAGTCTGAGCTCTATAAAGAAATTAAAAACAACCAAGATATTCTTGAGGCTTTAATTGAAGAGGGATATAAGAACACCCTTGACAAACTAGGCATCAAAGAAACTATTACAAAAGATAAAGACGGTAATATTGTAAGCAGGAAGTTTGAAATCACAGACTTCTCTAAAGCTGCACAAACCCTACGTGATGAAATTCTCAAGAGAGAAGTGAATGATAACATCTCTGATGCATTAGCTGGATTCTTACAGGGTAAGGTGGTGCTTGAAGCAACTCCTGCATACCAACAAGTGAGAAACATCATCTATTCTATTGCTGACAAGCAATTCATATCTCCAAAGATTAGTGGTGGTATGAAGGTACAGATTCCTTCTACTATGCTAGAAAGTGGTGTACGTAATGTGAAGGATGGACTTTATGAGTCTGATGTATTAGATTTCTATGTAAAAGATGGTAAGCGTGTAGCTGAGGTGATGCTTGGTAGATGGTTTGATAGCCCTCTATCAGATGAGGAACTATTAGAATACTTGAACACTACAGAAGAAGGACAGAAGATTTTAGCTGGTGTGGGCTATCGTATTCCTACACAGAAGCAAAACTCTGTTGACGTAATAGTTATTAAGAAGTTTCTTCCTAAAGAATTTGGAGACAGTGTGGTAGTTCCTGCTGCTTTGGTTCAGAAGGTAGGATCTGACTTTGATATAGATAAACTTTCAGTATATCTTAAGAACGTATATATTAAAGACGGTAAACCTAGACTGATTCCTTATTTTGGAATTGGTGAAGAAGCTGTTAACAAGTTCAAAGAACTCTTTGATAAAGGTGAATTCCTTACAGATGAAGAGATGAAAGAGCTTGACAGATATATTGCTGAGGAACAACTCTTATTGCAAGACATTGCTGAGGAGTCTAAAGGTGGTAAACTCATGAGTGCCATATTTGGTAAGTTGTTCTCTGAGGAAGAACTTACACAGGAGTTTACAAAAGGCATACCTTCTAAAGACCAGATTATCAGCAGGTTATATAAGAAGAGCTTGGAGAATGAGTACATCCAGAGTATGGAGAATCTCATCACCCATCCTAAGAACTATGACAACCTCATTAAGCCAAACTCTGCAGAGTCTTTAAAGAAACTCTCTGAAGAAATTGCTGAGAAAACTGTAGGTCAGTCATTTGATTATAAGAATGTAGACAACATGCTTGACAGAACATTTATGTCAAGATTGCGTCATGCGTTTGTAACAGGTAAGTATGCAATTGGTATTGCTGCTGTAAACCAAACAAACCACTCATTGAATCAACGTCAACCTATCTACATAGATAAGAGTAGATTAAGTCGTGTATCTGAAGAGGATAGATTCTGGTTAGGTAATGCTGATATTAGGTTTGATAAGTATAATGCAATCGAGGTGGATGGTAAGATGGTACCCACCCTATCTATGATTACTAATAAGGCAGGAGAATACATCTCTGACATCATTGGTATGTTCATTGATGGTTATGTGGACATCTCTAAGGGCCCATGGATTATGGAACTTGGTGCTACACCAAACGTAGCTTCTACATGGTTATTCTTAATTAAGGCAGGTGTTCCTGTAAAGACTGTGGCTTATTTCATGAACCAGCCAATCATTCGTGACTACCTTAGAAATATAGAAAGCGCTGGTTACTCTTGGCTATTCATGGACACGTTTGTAAAAGACATGTCTGAGGTGTATCAACAAGACATGACAGAAGCTGAATTACAAGAAAGACTGGCTGCATTCAGAATTCCTGGAGAAACCGTTCTTAAGAACAACGTAGGTAAGACCACTGCTGATATGACCAATAGTGAGAAGATGGACCAGTATCTGATGCTTAAAGAGTTCTTGAAATACGCTAAGATGGGTGAGCAAATGTTCCATGTAACACAAGGTTCTAACTATGATACATCTTCATTTAACGATCCTTATTTAGTGTTCAAGAAACAAATGCAACAGATTAAGGCTCAGAATACTATCATCAGTTCTGTAGATACACTTCTTGCTAATTCTTTCATAGGCAAGCTTGCTGAAACAGTGAACAGCGTTAGAGATGCATTTGCTCAAATCATCAAGTCTGACAGTCCTAAGGTGAGAAGTGTAATCCAAAAGGTGTTGCTTCCTTATGTAGAAACTAGCGATAGAGACTTTGTAAAGCTAGCACAGAAAGCTGTTAATGACTTGTTTGACTGGGCAGTACAGACTGACCAAAAGTTAAACGAGATGGTCAAAGATATATTGGTTAACGATGGTGGTGTTGGTAGAGAAGTGGCTATGTTTGTAAATGAAGTTAAGAGTAAAGGAAGAGAACATCCTCTATATGGAAACCATGTAATAGATATTATAGAGGGTATACCTTCTATTAGAGCTGCTGCTGGTGGTCCTAACAACGCTAAGTTGAACATGGGAGAGAACAAAGTGTACGATCAAAACAATGTGATCTATGCCTTCCGTGAGCTTAGAGATTATCTAAAGGGTGAGAATAATCCATTGTATGAAAGAATTAAGCTATTAGCTGTTCTACAAAGTGGACTATCTCCATCTCCAATATCTTTTACTAACTTACTTCCTTATGAAGATTTTGAAGATGTGTACAATAAAACTTTGTCTAAGTTAGAAGGAATGTCTAACTTAGAGGACTTTTATAAGCTGGGTGTATTCCAGAGAAATAACTGGAATAACGATGATGTAGTTCCTTATCTGAAAGCAGCTCTTATTACGACTGGTGCAGGAAGAATGCATTACAACCCATCTATGAAGTTCTTACCAGATGCTGTTAAACAAGCCATGGCTACTAATGATATTCCTCCTATACTCACTCGTTCTAAAATGAACAGAGAGGCTAACTCCGATTATATTGTTTATACATGGGAGAAGCAAGAGGATGTTCTTACAAAGGAAGAGCTAGACAAAGCTATAGCAGATAGGAATGTATATAAAGCTATTGCTGCTAAAAAAGCTGAAATGCGTAGAGCTGCTGATTATTCTTACATCAACAAGGCTTTGTTCAAGAAGGTGTATGACAATTATAATACAGCCCTTGAGCACACAGCTTACGATGGTAAGAAATACTTTGTCTACAAAGCTATCAACGCTTGGGGAGATAGCTTTAGAGCTAACGAGTTCTGGGCAACAGACCACAAGTCTGTATTAGAGAACGGCTTTATGAAGGTGGAAGATGTTGATAACAACGTGATTATTAGCAAGTTCCTAGATGGTAGCAAAGTAAAAACCAAACCAACTCCTAGTGGAATGATAACAGCAGATGTTAAAACTGAATATCCAGGTAAACCAGAGTTTAACAAACTTCCTAGTAAATCAGCTAAACAAAATATGACTTATGCAGGTATTGGTTCAAGACAAACTCCTCCAGCAGTTCTTAAACAAATGACTGAGGTGGCAAGAGAACTTGAACGTAAAGGGTATACATTAAACACAGGAGTTACATTTAGAGGAAATAAAGAAGGTGCTGATAAGGCATTTGATGATGGTACTAATAAAAAGAATTTGTTCTCTCCTGAAAATCAAGGATCTAGACCAAGAGAACAAGCTATTGCTAAGGAGATGCATCCAAATCCAAATGCTTTAAGTCCAGGCGCATTAAAGCTTATGGCTAGAAATACTAACCAAGTGTTTGGTGATAATCTTAACAAACCTGTAGACTTTGTATTGTTCTATGCTAAAGAAACCAAAGGTGTTAGACCTGAAGGTGGAACAGGACAAGCTGTAGAAATGGCTAGATTAAAAGGTATTCCTACAATTAATATGGCAGATGCTAATTGGAGAGAACAGCTTAATAACGCACTATCTAGTACTCCTACTGAAGTTAAGGGAATAGCAATGACTAGTCCTAATGTTGAAAAGATTAAAGCTGGTAAAAAGACTACCACTACAAGAAGTCAAAGAGAATTTGAAAACATAGGAATTCCTGTTGGTCAATCAGCTACAGTTAACTTTGGTGGACAAAACTTTACAGTGACAAATAGAGGACTACTTTCAATTCAAGAAGCTGGAGGTAAAGAAGCAATGCTTAAGTCTGAAGGATATGCAACTGTAAACGATCTTCTATATCAACAAACTAAAGATTGGATGAATGGTAAAGGTAAACTTTACGTATATGATATATCTCCTACTACTGAAAATGATAATTTAAACTTCAAAAAAGGACCTTGTAAATAATAAATATGAGCTGTAGAATAATCACATCACCTATTACAGGTAAAGAAGAAACATCACAAACATGGAATGATATAAGAGCACTTGTAGCAACTGAAGAAGAGGCTGACAAGTTGTATAATCAACTTCGTTCTGATGAGTTTAAAGCTTGGTTTGGTGATTGGACAAGACCAAATAGAGGAGATGTATCTAAGGTTGTAAATGCAATAGGTGAACCATTAGTAGTATATCATGGTACAGATAATGAAAACATAGAAATATTTGATTCTAACAAACTAAAACGTAATGAGTTAGGTATTTATTTTACTCCAGATTTACGTTATGCTGATTATTATAGAAGTCAAAAAATAATACCAAATGATGGAATCTTTTCTGTAAATGGGTTTAATTATAAAAAGATTAGTATAGGAAATGATAATTACTTTTTAAAAAAAGATACTAATTTACCTAGTGAGCGTTTAAAACCCAATCAAGCTGTTGAAAAATATAAAATTAGTGAAGAAGAATTTAATGCTGCGAAAAATATTTATGACAAAAGTGGAAAAGTATATCCAGCATTTTTAAATATAAAAGAACTTGAAATAGTAGAAGATGGTTATTTTGGTTTAAGTAGTGATACTTCAGATACTGGTGGTATGTTAACCAATGATGAAGGTGGGAACATGAATATATATGCTGTTAAAACATCTAACCAAATTAAGTCTGTATTTAATGAAGGATCATTTGCTATAGATAAGGGTGGATATGATAACACTAAATCTGGTTCTGTAGTAACAGAAAATACAGTGGCAGCAAAAGTTGCTAAGATGAAAGAGTTAGAATCAAAAGGTGCTTTTCGTGTAAAACCTATTGATGGTGGTGTATCATTTTATTACGATCCTAATAATATTAATTTTCAAACGGCAGAAATGCCTCTTACACAAGCTTCTCCAGAAACCATTAGTAAGGTAAAGCAGATCCTAGAGAAGATGGGTGTAACCATCAAGGACCTAGCTACCTACGCACGTGAGGCTGGTTTAAATTCTACAGGAATAAATGCTGTGGCTGATGTAGTGAGTAAGGTGATTGCTATAGCTGAAGGAAAAGAAAACGTAGCTCTAACAGAAGAGATGGTGCACATTGCAACAGCTATTCTAGAGCAGAAGAATCCTCAGCTAGTTACACAAATGATTAGTAAGATAGATAGGTTTGCCATCTATCAACAAACCCTTGACCAGTATAAGAACAATCCTAACTATCAACTTCCTAATGGAAAGCCTAACATTCGTAAGATAAAGAAAGAGGCTGTAGATAAGTTGATTGCTGAGTTGATTGTATACAACAACGAGGGTACAACAGAATTCCCTGAGCTTATGGATGAGACCAATAGGTCTATCATCAGAAACTTCTTTGAGAAGATTCTTGACTGGTTCAGAGGAATGTACAAATCTGCTAATATTGACATCTTCCAAGAAGCTGCTGCTATTATTGAGGAAGGTGTTGAAGGTAATGTCATTGATGCTGGTGCTGACCAAATCTACTACCAACTATCTGATCCTCAGAAGGCTATACAACAACGTATCCTTCAGACACAAGATAGTATCAGGAAGGTTGAAGATAAACAAGCTACAGATCCTATTCTTCTAGATACAGAAGAAGCATCCAACTGGTATGAGGCACAACAACCTGATGGTACATGGGCTCGTGTAACTAAGAGGGTAACTGACCGTGTGAAGGCTTGGTACAGACAACGCTTTCCTGGTAAAGTATTTACAGAGGAAGAAAAAAAGTTTAATGAAACTAAGAGACAACTTGGTGTAAAAGGACACAAATTCTTTGAAGAAATCCATGGAAGATATTTCAATTCTGATGGAACAAGAAAGAAGAATGTTGATCCACGTGCAGCAAAACTATCTTCTATAGATGAAGATGTGTATGAGAAACTAGAGAAGTATTACACTGCTTTGATCGATAGGTTCTCTAAAGATGGCAAGAATCCTCTTGTATTCTCTGAGGTAGTTATCTATGACCCTAAAGAAAAAGAAGCTGGTACAATTGACCTTTTGATTGTAGAAGAGAATGGTAAGGCTAATATTATAGACTGGAAGTTTATGAGTGTAGCTGCTGATGCTAAAGATGTTTCTTGGTTTAAGCAGGGAGCTTACAATATTCAACTTGGTAGATATAAGGATATTCTGCGTGAGAGATATGGTGTGAAAGAGATGGGTATGAATAGAGCTATTCCTATCATCATGGAACTTAAACTACAAAATCCTAAGGATAAGAACTCAAATATTAACTTGTCAGGTATTGCTATTGGTTCTGTGAACACAGAAGAGATAGAAGACTTACGTTTAGTTCCTGTATCTGAAGAAACAGAGTCTACAGGATTTGAACGTCTTGATCAATTGATTAAGAAACTTAATGCTGCTTACAAACAGATCTCTAAGAAGGTGGTTACAGAAGAAGATGAGCGTGAGTTCAAGCGTGACCGTTTGAACATCCTAAAGCAAGCTATACGTACAGCTCAGGGTACATTAAACATTGCTCCTCTTGTAGATGTAATTAAGGTGATGAGAAAAGAGGGTCAGCAACTTATTGATGATTACAATACTACTTACAAAGGTAGACCTGCTAACGCTCAAGGAGAAGACTTTACAGATGAGAAACTGTCTGAATTCTCTGCAAACATGAGAGAGTATAATTCTTTTGCAGATGTATTTGGTAGAATAGATGACTTGATTGGTGAGCTCATCTACAACAAAGACATGGAGAAAGGTGCTACTACTGAGGAAGCTCAGGATGATATAGCTATGAGAAAGGAGCTTCTCAAGAACATCAGTGATGAGGCTAGAGAAATCCGTCTTTCTGCAGAACAAATTAGAAATGTATCTGGTGAGTTTGCTGATAAGTTTATTGGACAGAAGAATCTTGTTAAAGGATTGTTGAGTCCTGAAGCTGTGGTAAAAGGACTATCTGCTACCTTCAGAGGTATATCTGAATTACCTATGGCATCTCTGCAAGTGCTTTACAAACTTGTAACAAATGCAAAAGGTAGAGCATCTAGAGAAGCACTTGGTGAGGTGGATAAACTTATGGCTATTCGTAAGAAGCTTATAGACAGAGGTGGAGATATTAGAGCTCTTGTACAACAAATCTATCAAAAAGATAGTAAGGATAAATTAGTTAATAAACTAATATACAAGTTTGACAAGAAGTTCTTTGATGAAGTGGATAACAACTCTCTTGAGGGTTACCGTGACAAGAGATGGATTATGGACAACATTGATGTTGATGCCTACAGAAAAGAAGCTAAAGAACTCTTAGATAAGAAGATAGAAAGAATTAAGAAACTACATGACGATGATGTTGATCTAATGGAACGTTTAATTCTTGAAGAACAACGTAAGTGGAACATTGATAGAAAAGACTTTATTGGTTGGAACAACTATATTATTAAGAGACATCCTCTAACTAAATGGTATTCAGAAGAATACAAAAATCTTCTAAATGATCCAGAACTTCTAGAGCTCTACAACTTCATATCTGAAATGAACCAGAAGGCTAAATCTTCTGGATATATTGGTAATCAGGTGGCTTCTACATTCCTTCCTTTTGTTAGAAAAGGAATGGCTGAAAGTTTAGCTTGGGACTTTGATTTGTCTGCTGTAATGAACTTTGGTAAAAACTTACAGCTTCAAGCAGATGATGTAGGATATGGTCAGGTGAACGAGCTTACTGGTGAACTAGAAAATGCTATTCCTAAATACTACACTTATGATTTCACACGTGGTGAAGATGGTGTAAACGATTACTCTGATGTAAGTGAAGACATCTTTAAGAACATGATATTGTACATCAACCATATGGAGAAGTACAAATATCTGTCTGAGGTGGAAGATCAACTACAACTGGTTAAAACTATTGAAACCTTCAAAGGCTATCTTTCTACAGATAATAACGGTGAAGTTGTATATGATAAGAACAACAGACCTCAGGTTATGTCTGAAGGAAATGCTACAAGTGAAGGTAACGCTAAGATATTTAATGACTTTCTTCGTGCATTATTATATGAACAGAAATACCCTCTATCTGATAGTGATACACCACTTGCTGTAGGTAAGGTAATGAACTTTATCAAAGGTGCTGTTAATAGTGTAGCTGGTAGAGAAGTGTTTAAGCCTGAAGAGAATCCATCTGCTACATCTCTAGTAAAAACTATGGATGCTGCAAACAGAGCATTCCAACTTAAAACATTAGGACTTGAGTTTATATCTGGTGCTGTGAACGCATTTGGTGGTAACATTCAGATTGCTACGCAGGCTGGAAACTATTTCAAGGCTAGAGAGGTGTTGGCTAACGAGGTAAAACTTGTTGGAAACAAATTTAAGAATGATGAAGAGCGTGACATGTTCCTTCAATTAATTGATACGTTCATGCCTCTTAAAGATGATCCTACATATGAAAAGCTACAGAAGTCTGGTCTTACAAAGCTGACAAGAGCTAGCTTCTCTGACTTCCTCATGGTATTCATGAGAGAACCAGAACAACATATTGAGAAATCTATATTCCTCACTCTCCTAGATAACATGATGGTAGAGGATGGAAAGATTGTGAGCATTCGTGAGTTTGTAAAGAGGAAGTATAAAGATCGTTATGATTCAGCCTCTAAGTATAAAGAGGTAGCCTCTAAGATAGATGAAGAGATAGAAGAGCTTAAGAAAACTAGATCTCTCAATGTTGTTAAGAAGTTAGAGAATGGTAAACTTGTCATCCCTGGTCTTGACCTATCTAATGTCACAGAACTTCAACGTCTTACTAACCTCACTAGACGTATATCTAGAAATGCAACAGGTAACCTAGCTGATAGTGACCTCAACCGTATGGGAATGAACATTTGGACTAAGTCTATGATGATCTTCAAGAACTGGATTCCTAAGCTTGTGGATACACGCTTTGGAGAGTTTAGAAAGGTGAGTGATGACTTCTCTGTAGAAATTGGAGAAGATGGTCTTACCACAGGAGAGAAATATGACATAGGAAGGATTAGACTTTTTGCTTATGTGTTGGGTACATCTATTAGAGATAAGTCATCTAACATTTATAACATATTGAGTCTCAACGATAAAGGACTTGCTGCAATGGATAAGATGTATGAGGAGTTTGCTGAACAGTACCAAAAGCGTACAGGTAAACCTCTAGAGATGGATAGAGACGAGTTCATAGATATGGTTAGAACCAACCTAAGAAACCAGGTGAAGGAACTTAGTATTCTGATGTCTATGTTTGGTGCTATGTTTGCTCTTGGATTTGCTGCTCCTGATGACGATGATGACAGAGCTGATAAGAACTTCCACAGATATACAGAGAGGGTGATAGACAAGTTTATTGGGGAACTTTCATTCTTCTACAATCCTGCTGAGTTTCAGAAGATTCTTAGTGGGTCAATGTTCCCAGCTATTGGTATCTTCTCAGATATAGGAAGATTCACTAGCCATGTCACTATGGAAATGACAGGGTTAGATACTTCTAATCCTGAGCTATCTGCAGATCAGGTGAGGAAGAAAGCTCAGCCTGTAAAGAATCTTGGTAAGATGTTCCCTATAACCAAATCTCTGTTTACCTATGGTGGTATATTGGATGCTGACTTTGCTAAAGAATTTGATATTACCATCCAGAAAGAAAGCAGGAGGTAATTGCTATATTATGTGGCATTCTTTATTCTAACTCATTGAAAATAAACTATATTCATTAACTTTGCGAATGTGTTCCATGCACATTCGCTTTGTTATATTATTACATATATTAATTTACTAATATGAACGTTACTTGTTCAGCTGAACCATGTCCAGTTATACTGAATGCTACCTGCGTATTTTACGAAGGTGAGACTTTATTATATACAGGCATCACTACCAATGATAATTTACAAACTGCTCTACAAAAAATAGATGCTAAGTTTGCTGATGCTTCTATTGGGTATGCTTTTAACAACGGTTTGATACAATCTGCCCCTGGACAACCTGTTCAGTTGGGTGGTTCTTTGATTCAAAACACTACAATTGGTGGTAATTATAAATTAGCTTTTGTAGGTGAATTAGAAGCTTCTGCTCTTGTCACTACAGGTGGTACATCATCACAATTTGTAAAGGGTGATGGTACATTAGATTCAACTAGCTATCAGCCTGCAGGTAACTATATTAGTTCTTTAGTAGGCGATGGTACAGCAAGTGGACCAGGAGCTGCAACATTAACATTAGCAACTGTATTTGGTGCACCTGGAACTTATGGTAATTCTACAACCGTTCCTAGAGTTACAGTGGACAGTAAGGGTAGAGTTACAAATGTTGTAAATACATTAATTGCTCTTCCTTCTGATGCATTACTTTTCCAAGGAGATGTAACTGGTTCTGGATTTACAGGATCTCCTGTTACATTAACGTTGAATACAGTTAATACAGATATTTACGGAAGTAACAACTTCCTTAAGTTTGCTGTAAATGGTAAGGGACTTATCACATCTGCCACTCCAGTGAGCAATGGTGATATCACTACTGCATTAGGATATGTACCTGTGGATGATGCTATTGAGTTGACAATCAATGGGGTATCTCATGATTTATCAGCCAACAGAAGCTGGTCTGTAGGAACAGTTACTAATGTATCTATTACTGCTGGTACAGGTATTAATGCTTCTATAAGCAATCCTAATACCACTCCAAGTATATCAATAACAAATACAGCACCTGACCAAACTGTGGTATTAAATGGCGGTACTGGTATTAGCATCACTGGATCATATCCAAACTTCACAATTACAAATGACTATCCATCTTTAGGTGGTACAGTTACAAACTTTAGTGCTGGTAATCTATCTCCACTATTCACTACATCTGTAAGCAACTCCTCAACAACTCCTGCTTTAAGCTTTGCTCTATCTAATGCAGCAGCTAATACAGTGTTTGCTGGTCCTAATGGTGGATCAGGGGCTCCTACATTTAGAGCTTTGGTAGCTGCAGATATTCCTTCTCTATCATATATTTCTAGTATATCAGTAACATCTCCTCTTGCTTCTACAGGAGGATTGACACCTACACTATCTATTAGTCAAGCTGATTCTTCAACAAATGGTTACCTATCTAGTGTAGATTGGAATACATTTAATGCTAAGCAACCAGCTGGTAATTATATTACAGCACTCACTGGTGATGCAACAGCTTCAGGTCCTGGATCTGCTTGCTTAACATTTAATACAGTGAACGCTACAACAGGTACATTTGGTAGCTCTACACAAGTTCCTGTGATTACAGTGAACGGAAAAGGGTTAGTAACCTGTGTTACAACTAGTAACATATCTGGATCATTAGAATTTATTGGTGATGTAACTGGAACTGGTTCTACAGGAGCTTGTACCACACTTACATTAGCCACTGTTAATAATGATGTATATGCATCTGAAACTTTATTGAACATTGCTGTAAATGGCAAAGGTTTAATTACAAGTGCAAACCCTACAACTGCTGGGGATATTTGTTCTACACTAGGATACACTCCTGAGAATGTAGCAAATAAATCTACATGCACATCTCTAGGAACATCTAATACACTCTATCCAACACAATTAGCTGTTAAAACTTACGTTGATAGTGCAACATCTGGTGGTATCATATTACAAGGTGATTGGAACGCTGCTACAAACACTCCTGATATCACTGGAACAACAACAACAGGTTGGGCTTGGAGAGTTTCTGTATCTGGAACAACAAACCTTGGTGGTATTACTGATTGGCACGTTGGTGACTTAGCAGTTAAATCTGCTACAGGATGGGTTAAGATAGACAATAGTGATGGTGTTACTAGTGTATTTGGTAGATTTGGTGCTGTTGTAGCTACAACTGGTGACTATCTATCTTGTCAAGTGACTGAGTGTGGTAACTTATATTATACAGATACAAGGGTGAGAGCTGCTGTAGGTCATACAGCCCCTCTAACTTACAACTCTACCACTGGTGTATTTGGTATTTCACAATCTAATTGTACTACAGATGGCTATTTAAGTGCTACAGATTGGACAACGTTTAACGATAAACAACCTGCTTTAGGATATACTCCTGTCAATCAGACAAGACAGTTAACTATTAATGGTACAACATACGATCTCACTGCTGATAGAAGCTGGTCAGTTGGAACAGTAACATCTGTTACAGGATCTGCTCCATTAGCTTCAAGCGGTGGAACAACACCAAACTTAACCATTTCACAATCAGGAACTGCTAGTGATGGTTATCTTTCATCAACAGATTGGAATCATTTTAACAGTCATACTAGCTGTACAGGAACTGTAACTAACGTTGCAACTTGTACTTCTACTACTGGTGTTCTCTTATCTGGTAGTCCAGTTACAACAAGTGGAACACTTGGTGTTGATATTTCTACAGCATCATCAGTGTGTACAGGTTTACTTACAGCTGCTGATTGGAATACATTTAATAGCCACACTGGCTGTACTGGTACAGTTACTAGTGTAGGTCTTACATCTGCAACCACTGGTGTAACAATAGGAAGTTCTCCTATTACATCTTCAGGAGACATAACATTAAATATTGCAACTGCTTCATCACTCTGCACAGGTTTATTAACCTCTTCAGACTGGAACACGTTCAATAGTCATACAGGATGCACAGGTACAGTTACCTGTGTAGATGCTATAGGAACTAACATTTCTGTAACAGGCGGTCCTATCACATCATCTGGCACACTAAATATTTCCTTATCTGGAGCAAATGTTTGCTCAGCATTAGGATATACACCATACGACTCATCTAATCCAAACGGTTATACAACATGTACAGGTACTGTTACATCTGTAGGAATTGTAGCTACAAACATTAATGTTTGTTGTTCCCCTGTAACAACAAGTGGTAACATATGTTTAAACTTAACAGGAGCTAACGTATGTGCAGCTTTAGGATATAGTCCTAGTACAGCCCCTACAATATTTGTAAATGGTATTGGTACTTGTTCTGTATTAAGATGTGGAGTGAGTAATGGTGCTAGTGGAGATTACACTGCTTCTTTAGGCGGTCAATCAAACCTTGTTTCTGGATGCTATTCAACAATTGTTGGCGGTCAATGTAACAATATTTCAGAAAGAAGAGCTGTAATTGTGGGCGGTTTATGCAACACAGTTAGTAGCTATGGTGGAGCTGTATTCACAGGTGTATGTAATACATTCAACTATTAGTGGAGGACAGTGTAACATCGCTTTTTCACTTGGTACAGTTATTGGAGGTGGGGAATGTAACTGTGGAGGAGGGAATATTTTCCCAACTGTTAGTGGTGGTTATCGTAACTATGCTGATAGTGTAGCAGTTGTTGCAGGTGGTTCTCACAATAATGCTTGTGGTTTGCACGCAGTTATTGGTGGGGGCTATTATAATACAGCTTGTGGACACTGTTCTACTGTTAGTGGTGGTAAATGTAATACAATTAGTGCTAGTGGTTATTATGGTGGTTACTCAACAATTGGTGGAGGTTTGCAGAATTCAATTTTTGCACCTGCTTCATTCATAGGTGGTGGTAACTATAATATCATATGTAATAATCCTGTTTACCCATATTATGGTGGTTCAACTATAGCAGGTGGGGACTGTAACTTCGTAGGTACATCGTGTTCAAATATAGCAGGTGGTTGGATGAATACTATTGCTTGTGAAGATGGTTCAGCATTTGGTAACGCTATAGGAGGTGGAGTGCTTAATAAAATATGCTGTACTTGTACAGGTAGTTATAATACTATTTCAGGTGGTGGCAATAATACTATTTCGAATTATCTTGGTGATTCTGAAACAATTTGTAGTAGTTCAATAAGTGGTGGTTATTATAATGTTATTCGT